TTTCATATTATTATTATCTGTAAGTAATCGTATTTAGTTTGTGGAGGTGGAGGGAATCGAACCCTCGTACGCAATGCTTATATCCAGTGTGCGTTACCATTTCACCCCCATGTAAAGCACCGATCCCAGCAGTTATGTGTCCATAATTTAGAACCGGTGCGTAATGTGTGCCTACTACTAATAGGTGGCATAACAGTACCGTAGAGTACTCACACCCGTTATGTACTACAGCGCTGTATTTCACCTTTGCAGGATTAGCCCTTCACAAGTACACCTTACGCCATCGCGTTATTTAGTTAGCTATTGTCATTCTCTACCCTCTCTACCAGTAGACGATATGGACGCTAAGTCTTCATCTATGATGTTAAATATGTCTGATAAGATTGAGTGGAACTCATCTTCTGGCGCGTCTAAGTCATCTAAACCGCTGATATTATCAACTACAACTGTGTTGCTATAGTCTAGGCTAAACTCTATATCTAAGTCGCTGCTGTCAAAATTGCCTAATTGATCGTGAAATGCTCTACACAAGCATGACACTAGTTCGTTAGCTAGATCTTCACTAATCTTTGGCTTGTTTATATTTGCTAGCTCTTCACGTGCTACTTGAGCAGATGACACAGCTACGCCTAACTCTTCACGTTTGATCGCTTCATTGGCTACAAGCGCTTCCAGCTTGACTTTTAATTGTTCTTTATTCATTATATTATATTATTTTAGTTATCCTAACATTGTACCATAACCACGTCTACGTGTCATTTTAGCTATTTTAGCAGCATCAGACTGAGACATTATTTGTATAGTATTGCCTGTCTTGTGGTTTATAAGCGGCGCACAACCATAACGCTCTACAGTAGAGCAGTTGACGCATACTTTGTAACCAAGGCGCAGGCGACCTTCGGGTATTGTATCGTTACATTTGCATTTCATATATATATTATCCAAAGGTAATCGTATTTAGTTTGTAAACTCTTGTAAGTAGTCGATCACTTCTTCAGGTCGTCTGAAGTCTACAGTTCTACCTTGCTCGATAAGAGTCACAGAGAAAGTGTTGAAGCACTCGTTTTCTGGATCAAAGACATCACTATTAGGTATGTATATTTGAAACTCTTCTTCAAAGTCTAACCCACCACCCGTGTCTAAAAGCACTGATATTGATGCGGTTACATCATTACCATAAGTAGTGTCTTCAAAAGACACACCTGCTTCGCGTAGCGCGTTAGACATATCGTCGTAGTTTTTCTGTTCTCTATAGGTCATAGTAATTTAGTTTGTAGTGATTTCACAGCGTCTAATCTGTCTTGAGCATCTCGAACGCAATCTAAATCAAGTTGCACGTCAAGCAAATGATCTTCCATGTGATCGAGTGCTACCGCTAGCACGTTTAGCTCTATATTAGTTAGTTTAGTTATCATCTTCTTGGTATATTATTTCTTCTATTTCACATAACAGCATCTCGTCGATCTGTTCTCGCGTGTAAACGCCTTTGCATAGTTTAAATGCAGCATCCCATGGGCAGTAGTTCATTCTTGTATTCTTTTTAGTATTGCATTTTGAGTGCTTGGGTGACAAGTATCGAAATCAAACTCATTGAACACGTATTTAGCCATTCTGTTCAAGCTATCCATGTTAATTTGTGGTTGAAACTTTGGTTTAGCGACGAAGTAGTTACGCATAATAAAGTCAAATAAGTACTCTATTCTGTCACCAACGCCGTCAATTAGCACACATTTAGAGTGATCGTACCTTTTTCTGTACAAACCCGCATGCGGACCAGTGGTAATCTTCATGAAACCACTGTCAACTTTCTCTCTTTTATTGATTTGATAGCAAGGACAGTAGCCATACTTCACTAATTTACGCACATAACCGCTATTATATGTAGCAAAATCTATGTCATAACCATAAGCATCTTTAAATGGTAAACGATATACTCGCGTGCCATTGTTGTTTTGCCTTGTAGTTGTTACTTCAGTAACACCTATTGTAGACAGAGCGTCTCTATAACGCTCGTATTTCTTGTATTGTTCACTGTGTAAAGTCATGAGTTGTCGATTATATAAGTGAAACCTTTGTAACCGAACCAGTCGCTTATACCATCTGACTCGCCGAAGTTGATACAACCGAAGTTGTTTGGCAGGTCGCTAATACAGTATGGTCGATAAGTTACGCCATCGAGCTGTATTTTGTTGTACTTTAAGAATTTAATTGTTTTCATACTTATATTATCCATTAGCTGTCGTATTTAGTTTGTTAATCTCTGCGTTTATATCACTTAGTTTACCTTGGTAAAACCTACTATAATGAGCATCGTTGGCATCCATATAGTTTTTCATTTGTGTTTTTAGCGTATCTAACGCTTCTAGTATTAATTCTTTATTCATTATTTCTATTCATTTATTGGTGTTGATAGTAAGTAAGTTTCAAGTATGTGAACCATTTCTTCATCATTACAAGTCATGAAACCAAACTCACCGTAAATGTCTTCTGCTAGTCTATCTAGCTCTTGTAAGTGATCGTTGTACTTCATTAGTATAGTGTTGTGCCATTGTTTATAGCTAAGTTATCCATAAAGTCGTCAAACTCTTGCGAGTCTTCAGTAGAGAGCTTGTGAGGCTTTGCTATTGTATATCCACTTTTGATAAGTGACTGCTCGATCATTTTGATTGCTATTCCAGTAGCATTCTTACCTGTTTTCTTATTTATTATCTTCATTATTTGTAGTATTTAATTGGCATTGATACAAAGTCACCTGATGACCAACTGCACCTACCTGTTTGTTTAAGTAGTCTAGAGTTCTCTGCTTGTATTGCTTTGCGAGCATCATAACACCACTCGCGACTGAATACAACACCGTTAGGCCACTTAGGCCATAGTACGGAATATTCTTTCTCTGTGTCTTTACAACGGAAACCACTATCTAGTATTCTTGATTTGTATATTTGTATTCTCATGATATTATTATCCATTACTTATCGTGTTTAGTCTGTGCGGTAACCTTTCTCACCATAACCACCAACCATTTCATCGATATCAATACAACAGTTAATGAAGTCATCAGCATCTCTAATACTATCTGCTTCAGAGAGTAATTCCCAACCCATTTCTAAGTGCATAGAGCAGTTCCACTCTGCCTCATCCTGATCTATCTCGTTATCGCTATTATCAATCGACATAATACTATACTCTGCAACACCTCTATGGTGACGAGTGATTATGAATAAGTAATCTGACTTCATGACACTACATTTATTACTAGTGATATCATTCCGAAAGCAAATGTGACGAAGTTGATAAGGAATAGTGATTTGAATGTAACTTCATTTATTGTTACTATTACGTGGTGATTAAAAATTCTCATAGTTAGTTATTTATTTTATTTATTTAGTTTCTGTGGTGATGACATTGTCCACTCGTGTGAGTTGTCTTGTTTTTGCATTGGTTGTTACTTTTAGTAATACCAGTACACTGAACTGACTCGATCTTCGCTACTTTAACATAAGTAGAGTCGTGCTGCCAACATAAGTTTCTACCTACAATAGCAAGATTCTTGCATTGAGTATTTGTTTTAGTAGTATCAGAGCATTGTACTCTATCAGTCTGAGTGAAAGCAGTTGAGCTTAACGCTAACATTACTGCTGTTGTAATTATTGTTTTCATGTAACAGCATGAGAATCGAACTCATCTTGTGTATCACTTGCAAGCTATTGCTCGCTCCTCTCACTTTGTAACCTAGTTATAGGTGGAGTTTATCGCTTACACACAATCACCATGACTGCTATGTTAACTCTTACTGCGCCCTTTGATCACTACTTTAATAAGTGAAGCTCGACTTACTGGTTTTATACGTGAGTGTTCATATTTGATTAACGAGGGAACATTCAACTAACTCGACTATATTTAGAGTGCTTATTAAGACACTACTGCATCACTTTCACGCAATACTTTTGGCAGATTGCCACTTGCAGTGTATGATTTGTACTTTGCCCAGCAATTCATTGCTTCGAGCGACTCTTGCATGATAGCGAAAGCTTTGTCATGTGAGTATGTTACTTGATTACCATTTTTAAATGTTACTTCAATGTTAGTATTCTTTCCGAGTAGTGATTGGCGTACTACAAAGCGCTTTGATTGGAGTGTATTTTGACTCATATTATTAATTATTTATTTAGTTTATTATTATTCTTTGTTTGTTACATATATATTATCTATACATGATCGTTTTTAGTTTGTAAAAGTAGTGACTTCGTTTAGTCAATCGTTCACGTTAGTATGTATTCCGCCACGCTCGTGAGTGCACAAGTAGAATTGATATTGCATTATTGTATTTTAGTTGTAGTATCTGTAGGTAAATTCCCAGTATTTTGGCATAGTATTATTGTATTTGTTATTAGTTATTATTCAGAGTATTGTGACATGATATAGTTCATGTATATATTGATTTGTGTTTGAGTTGGATTTGTTAAGAGAAATTCTCTGTAGTTTTGTAGTAATTGTTTCATGTTATTATTATCTATTGTGACTCGTATTTATATTGTGATTGAGTGAATGTTAGTAGTTATTATTATAAAGATTGTAAATGAAATTGCTAAAAGAATTATAAATAGAATTTCTGAAAGTATTTTTTTAAACATTGTAAAGTAGATTTGTTTTGTTATATATATATTATCTAAATGAAGTCGTATTTATGTTGTAAAAGTGAAGAGAGAAGTGAAAAGTAGAGAGTGGGGGTGGGTGAAGAGTTGGAGTTTTTGTGGGAGAGGGGAGCGGGATAGGAGGGGGGCTATGCATAGGCCCTATATTTACAACAACTTTTTTTTAGTGACAATAGCCTATAAAGTAGTACCTAGTAACAGGCTTGTGTCACACTTTGTAAATAGTAAAGTAATCCTGTAATTATACGAAGTATAACACTTTAAACAATGGCAACACTAACCCCAACATTAACATTAGCAAGTACGGATCTATCGTCCGCGGAAGCTCTATCATTGTCCGTGACAGATTCTTTATCTGTAGCGGGTGGTGCGCAGTCTTTCCAAAAAGTAGTATCGAGCACTAAGTCTAACTTACTACTAGCCTCTGCTTACACTAAATCATATGTGTTCTTACAAAACTTAGACTCTAGCATTGTTATACATATAGGTATGGATACTGAGGCTGATAACACTATAGATAACGACGCAACTGATTTGTTTATAGAGTTAGCGGCTGAAGAATTCGCATTCTTCCCGTGGTCAGCGACGTATAACCTGCATGTTGACGCAGCATCAGGCACACCAACTTTAGAGGTTAGAGTATTTCAAGCAGCATCATAACATGGCAACATTAACTCCTACATTAACACTAGCATCGACTGATGCTTTCGCAAATCAAGCTATAAGTCTATCCGTAACGGATTCTTTGACTATATCAGCTCCTATGGCAGATATATCTAGAATGGCCGTTGACGACGATATAGGTAACGGAGCTGGAATAATACTAACCGAAGCCGAGAGCACTGCCACTACGTTTGTATATGTTAAGCATTTAGGTGTCTTAGCATCAGACTTTTCTACTGCGTGCCACGCATCTAACGATTTCGTGCTATTAAAAAACGCAGACGCAGACGTAAGCTTTATAAAGCTACAACCTGAGGAGTTTGCTTTTTTCCCACTACAGGAGTTTGATGGATCAGACGGAGGCGTAGAACCTGGCGGGTTAAAAGTAATAAAAGGTAGCGCAGACGTAGTTATAGAGTTCGCTTATTTCACTAGAGGATAAAAATAAACAACTATGGCATTTAAGATAAAGGGCAAAAGCCCAATGATGAAAGCTTTAGTAGGTAAACAACATAACCTACCACCAGAACTAAAGGCTAAGATCGAAGCTTCACCGGCTAAAAAGTACGCGAGTGACGCTCAACGCAAGGCTGTTCACGCTTCAAAAGCTGAGTCCGCTATGAAAAAGGGCGATGACCCAGCCTCTGTAACTAACCGCAGGAACGAGGGGGACATGAAGGGTGCGCGTATAGAGAGACGCAGAGGCAACGCCGCGGCTAATAAAAACACTAGAAGAGCAGCAAGATTAGCTAGAAAGCTAAAAGCACATGATAATACAGACAACAAGGGTAAGCAGCCAACTGAAACAAAGAGTGTTGGTCGTGGCGGAAGTATAGAATTTTAACAACAAACTAAACAAACAATATATATATTATGGCATTTAAAATGAAAGGCAACCCGATGCAACGTAACTACGGCGTCGGAGCACCAACAAAGAAATCAGCATATCCATTAAAAGGTGATACGGAACCTACGCCCGGAGCTGATCCAAAAACTGAAGAAGGAACGCAGGAACTTATAGACAATGCTATGCGCCCCGCTAGGAAAGTGGCAATAGGCGAAGAAACCACAGAGGGGATGAAGAAATACTTTGGAGGTGTTAACGCTGATATGGATGCAGTGAGATTAGCCATCCGAAAAGCAAGTTCAATTGAAGGTAATAGCGACCATGTTAAAAACATGCGCAAGGTCGCTGGTAATAGGTACCCAAAAAATGAAGGGTTCGGTACCTTTTAATGTTTCAGGCCTCACCCAAGGAATATATATGTAGGGAAACTCCCTATACCATAAACAGTCATAAAAACCAAACACAAAATGACCTATTTATACTACAACAGTACGTCTACGACGCACACCGCAAAGCCTAGTGCTAAAGAAATTGGCGAGTTTACTCATATGGCGGCTAAAAGCAACTGGCGGATCACCCAATTACCTAACGGATTCTACCAAACGGAGGTATCTAACCCTAATGAGGCCGAAAACTGGCATTCTGTAACCCGAAGAGAAACGCTCGAGGGTGCGGAATCCGCCATTGATGGTAGCATCGACTACTTTTCAAAGAAACTAGAGGCCGTAAGTGGCCCAAAAGTAGTAAAAACATTCTAATAAACAAGAGATATGGCGTTTAAAATGAAAGGCATGAAGTTCTATGGTGACAGATCTAGAAAAGAGATGCGCAAAGACATACAGGCCGAGCGCCGTACCTTAAAAGAGGGTGGCGCAACTAGAGAAGAGGTTAAAACCTTTAATCAAAACCAACGCGACCGTAAGAAAGAAATAAGAGACGAGGTTAAGTCTCAAAAAAACAAGTAACTAAACTAATTTAATTTAATTTAATACAGTATGGAGTACAATTTACCTAGTGAATTGATCAAGGAACTAAACTTTGGTCATGAAGCTAAGAACAAAATAATAGCTGGCGTAGATAAGCTAGCCAAAGCCGTAAAGAGCACACTTGGCGCATCGGGAAAATGCGTCATATACGAGGATGCTCGCGGCATGCCGGTCATAACAAAAGACGGTGTAACCGTTGCCCAAAGCGTAGTCTTATATGATCCGGTTGAGAATATAGGGGCCACCCTAATTAAGGAGGCTGCTAGTAACACAGTGAAAGAGGCGGGAGATGGTACCACTACGGCTACCGTCCTCGCCGAATCACTTCTAAAAGAAGTAAATAAAAAGAAACATGCTGAAAAATCTATTCGAGAAATTAAAGCAGGGATTAACTCTGGCTTGGCAAAAGTTATGGAGTACCTTGAAAGCAGGGCTATTGAAGTTGAAGGAGATATGCTTAGCGCTGTTAGCGCGATTAGTTGCAATAATGATAAAGCCCTTGGCGGCGTTATTGCAGAAGCTTACGAAAAAGTAGGTAAAACAGGTGTAGTCCTTATGGAGACTAGCGATACAGAGGAAACGTACGTAGAGCTGGTGGATGGTGTTCAGATTGATTGCGGTTTAACATCTCCGCATTGGGTGACAAATACAGAGAAGCATATAGCAGAACTAGATAACCCATATGTCCTTATTGTTTCTAGTGAGATACCTAACGTACGAAAGATACAGGTGGTGCTAGAGCACGTGATAAAGAAAGGGAGGGCATTACTTATTATAGCTCCAGTGGCACAGTCAGTAAAAAGTGCTTTACTTATGAACAGGGTGAAGGGTAACATAAAGATCAATATAATCGATCTACCTGGGTTTGGACCTACTAAGCAGGACGCTACGGAGGATCTAGCTATCCTAACCGGTGCTACAGTGATCAACGAAGAACTAGGTGATGATTTAGATCTTATCTCTATAGAACATCTAGGGGAAGCTGATAATGTTGTTACAGATGATAAGTCTACTGTGATAACTTTAGACGGGGTCACAGAGGAGGTTACAGAAAGGATAGCAGAAGTAAAGGCTAAGATAGATAAAGAGAAGAACGGGTTTATAAAGAAGAAGCTAGAGCAAAGGCTAGCATCTTTATCCGGGTCTGTAGGTATTGTAAAGGTAGGTGCTGATTCTAAGGTTGAACTTAAAGAGAAGAGAGATAGAGCTGAAGATGCTATATACGCAACTAAAGCCGCTTTAAAAGAAGGTATAGTAGCAGGTGGCGGAATAGCACTGCTAAACGCTTCTCAAAAAATCTCACCCCAAGGGGTGGGGGAGGAGATACTCATGCAGGCTATAAAAGCTCCATACATAACTATACTGGATAACGCTGGATTACAAATTGGTAATAAGCTAGATGAGGGGCATGGAGTTAACGTAGTTACAGGTATGCCAGTTGACATGGTGAAAGCTGGGATTGTAGATCCTGTGCTAGTTACTAAGTCCGCATTGAAGAACGCTGTGTCAGTGGTGTCAACCATTATATCAGCAGATTGTGTAATCTCAAACGCTAGAGCAGATGAAAGCAATAAATGATTACATAGTAGTAGACGTAGAGAAAGTAGGTCCTAAGAAAGTTGGTGGCCTACTTCTTACAGAAGAACTAGACGAAAGCAATAGGTATATAAAAGCTACGATTATCTCTACAGGTAATCTAGTGGAAGGCCTAAAAGACAAAGACATTATATATTACGACAAACATGCTGGACATGGTATAACCTGGGCAGATACAATGTACCATGTGATCCGAGCAAGAGATGTTGTTTTAGTGGAGTAACTACTTCGCTAAACGTGTGATATATATATTAGACCAAACCTTAATCCTTAAACCTTAAACGATAAAATTAAAAACAAATAACTAATTTAAAAAAACTATGGCAAAAGAAAACTTTTTGTATTTTTGCGAAAATGCACTTGGCGCAACAGCAACAGCTTATGTTGCTAAAGCAAGTAATTTCCTAGGGGCAGACTCTAGCGCTGCAAACAAGATTAAATTCTCCTTTAAAGCGGCGGCCGGCACAGCTGCTGATGATTTAATTGAATTAACGTTTACTCCAGCAGGAGCTCACAAGCAAGTCATGGAGGCTGTTGCGGGTGCAATGGTTAACGGCGCTAATGTTAGAACTAATTTCAATACTGTGTATGACGGCGTAAACTCAGCAGGTGTTGGAATGGCTTGTCCATCTACAGCTCTAGGTGCTGCAGTTAATATTACAGTGTGTGATATTACACTAGGATAATTATAAACTTTAAAAACTAAGAAAATGAATCAAAATAAAAACTTTCTATATTCAGCTAATGGCGATGACGCTATAGATGCTACTATGGAAGCTTTGATGTTTCCAGCTACAGCTATAACAGGGATGTTTGGGGCTTCTGCTACGACAACCAACGTTAGCATTCAAACTACAACTGGTGCTGGTAACAACAACCATCAAATGCTAATAACACATGCGTCTTTAAAAAACAAAGAAGTGATGAATGCTGTTGCTAAGCTAGCAAACTCGGCAGGGCCGTTTACGGTTATATCTGAGTTCCCAGTTGGAGGACCAGAGCTATTTCCAATAAATAATCTTGACGCAACGATCGCAGTAACTAATATTGCAATCACTGCATAATAAATAAATAAAATGAATAATTATGTATATTTTGGCAAGAGATCACATTTCTCTTGTCTAGCAAACGAAGGTGGAGACTTACAAAAATCTGACACGCTTACCGCGGCTAACTTTGGTATAGTACCAGCAGACTTTACGGCTGCAACAGCAACAGAAGAAGCTCAAGGTTATGAGATTTTTATACACACTGGTGAAGCTAACGCTTCTACTAGAGGTACCGCTCTTACTGCTTTGGGTGATGTTGTTACAGGCGTTGTTAAAGCCGGCGATGCGGCTGCTAAAGCAACAACTATTATTGGTGACGTTACAAGGTTAAAGTTTGACACCGTAGGTATGGCTACTGGCGTTCTAACTCTTGCTAACTTTGGCGCTGATGGTACTGATGGTTACTTAATTGACGCTACTGATCAATGGATTATTAGAGAAAAAATTGGAAGTACAAATGATGCTTTGTCTGATGTGCCGGCTATTAATCAAGCGTTATGCGTGGATATGGCTAACTTTATAGGAGCGGATCCTGTTGATACAGCTACAGCTGCTACTATAGGTGTTGGCATTTTAAACGGAGCACTTGTAGAGATTGACCAAACTGTTTTGTCTTTCAAGTCAGTTAAAGGTGACGCTACAGACGACACAATACTCTTAACGCACAAATCTGGTGCTTACAAAGAAGTTTGCCAAGCAATGGAGGAAATAGCAAATGGTAACTATCACCGTAAAGGTAAAGGTTATTATACTTTTACTGATCTAATGAGTGGTAAGAAAACTATATGGGAAAACAGATTAGGAATAATCGGTTGCTCTATGATAGTACAAGCTGTATAACACGGTTTGAGACTAACAGCGCAGGATCTGCGTGAAATGAATATCCTTAAGTACTACAGGCTCACGCGCAAGTGGGCCTGTAAGACTTACGGGTTAACTGATGCCGATCTAGAGTTATTGATATACCTAGATCATAAGGGTAGATTTACCCGAAACGAATTTATCGAGGGTGCTTACACATATTCTTGGGATAAGAAAAGGTGGGAGAAACTGCGATCAGCTGGATGGATAGAGGTTTGGAGACATAGGAATAGAACTAGTATAAAGTTCTCTGTGTATAAGACTTCTTTCAAATGCTCCCAGCTAGTCACTAGGATATACCGTATCCTATTAGGCGAAGAGGATCTACCAACCTCAGAGCGGAGTATATTTTTCAATAACAAGTCGTATACAGATAAGGTCTACAATAAGTCCATAGATGATATGATTAGAGATACAGATAGATAATGGCTTTTAAACGGCAGCGTAAATCTCTTCCTGGCATTGCTCGAGGCGGCAATATTAATAAGAAGCACAAGTTTAAAGTTGAGCGTAAAAACTTAGCTGACGGTATTCTTGGCGAAGCTAATATGGACGGTAGTATATACGTAGATAAAAACGTTAAACCTGGTAGCGCTCAAGATAAAAAGATAATAGCTCACGAAGGTGTTCACGCTAAAGAAATAGCTAGCGGTAAGATTGAGTATGGTGACGACTACGTGAGAGATGGAAATAGTACTTTCCACAGGAAAAACGGTAAGATAAAATACAACGGTAAGTGGCATGAGGAAGGGAGTAACGTATTCCCATGGGAGAAACGAGCTAAAAAAGCAGAGTAATGAGTAAAAAAAAGAAAATAAAAGATACTAAATTAGGTTCTTGGTTAGCTGACAAAGCTCCAAGTATACTAGGTGTCGTAGGAGATCTTCTCCCAGATAGTGGAGCCTTAGGCATTGTTAAAAACCTTATAGATAAAGATCCAGCCGTAGACTCAGCAGAGGCTCAAAAGGTTATAGATGCAGAGGTAAAGTTCCAAGAGAACGTATCTGCTAGATGGGCATCAGATATGGGTAGCGATGTAAAGCTAGCTAAATTAATTAGACCTTTAACACTGTTAGCTCTTATGACTATGTTCATGCTAACCATGGTGTTTGACAGCGTAGACACTCTGCCTTTCAACGTAAAGGATTCATACGTGTCTTTATTAGAAATATTAATGTTAACTGCCTTTGGAGCATACTTCGCGGGTAGAACAATAGAAAAAGTAAAAAAATAAAATGGGACAAAATTCAACAGAAGTCGCATATGGCTTCGGACAATTAGGTAGTGGTTTCTCGGATGAAGCTGCAGAAGTAACGGCTCCAAGCGGTAAAGTTATAGTAGCTATTCAATTTTTATCAGACACGGTACTATCTACTTTAGTTGCAGCTACAGACACGCCTGACACGGCTTACTTTAGCCATACAGCCGCTGTTGCTAATAACGGTGCCGGAGCTGCTGAAACAGACGCAGCAACGTCATTTCCAAAAGGAATAACTATATATGGAAGATGGGCTAGTTTTACACCACCAGAATCAGCAGCTGGAGGAGTAATATTTTACTTCGGATATTAATGCTAGGATTAGGCAGTAACTTAATAAGTGGAGTCTATGTAGAGGCAGCTGCAGCCACGCCTACTATTGGGATTGGGATAACTACCGTTACTGGAATTAATGACGAACAAGTGGGGATTGTTCAACCAATAACCAGCGGACTAGATGTAACCGGTGTTTCAGATTTTGCTAGAGTAGATGGGGTTGAAGGTAACGTTACAATAACACACACTCATGGAGCAAATACAATAGCACTAGACCCTGTTGTTGCGGAAACAGTTACGCTTTACGCATATAAGTTTCCTGGATCAAATTCAATTTTTCTAACAGAACTCACTAGTGGTAGTTACTCTTCATTTTTGGTGCTAGATTTAACATCTATAAATTCAGGTAGTATAGCTGCTGTAGACAACGGAAACAAATACACAGTTAAAGTCAATTTTATTTCTAAATCAGGACTTAACAATAGCGCAGCGGGCGACTTGAAAGTTCTAACACTATCAGCAGCATAATGGCATCAAAAATACTAGACACATCTCTAGGCCCAAACACTTCTAATGATTCAGCTATTGCGTCAAGAGACTCAAGAGGCTCTAATACAGTGGCACTTGCTCAGTCAACAAGCAGCCGCAGGCCAACATTTAAATCATATGGTGAAAACGCAAAGCTTAAGGAAGTTATATCTTCGACGTACTATGATGGTAGCGATGGGTTGGACTTAGGTTCGTCAGAGGTCATAAATCCAAGTACGGCTCACACAGTTATATGTTGTTGGGTTGATGGAGATTACACAGCCGAGGGCATAATAATAGCATCTGGCACAAATGGAGCTAAATACTCTATAGCAGCAGGTGGAGCTGGTATAACTATAAAGCCGGGGTCAGCTAGAGCTAGCGCGGCAACATATGCCATAAACAGTACGGCAGGTTCAACTACTAATTACACCTTTGGATCTGATGTCGAGCTTTTAATAATAGTTAACGATGGAAGCAACGGAGTTAAGGCTTATAATATAAATGGCGACCTTATACTAAACACTGGTGTTGTAGCATCTTTAAGTTCGCAGTTTAAAGTTGATTATTTATTTCACGACGGAAGCGGAGGCAGTGGGTTTAAAGGAGAAGTTATGTGGATAGAGGTGTATGACGACTGGGGTTGCACGGAGGGCGCGGCGGATGGATATGGACTTATGTTTAATGATTTTAAAAATTAGTAACAATTTAATTTAATACAATATAATTATGGGTAAAAAGAAAGACAAGGTCGTAGACCTAAAACCAGAGGCTATCTCTGAAGAGCAATTAAAAGAACTACAGCAAGTGGTTTCAGCTATAAACAAATTGCAATTCGATATCGGAACTATGGAGGTGCAGAAGCATAACGCTTTACACGCTTTGTTCCAAGGTAACGATAAGCTAAATGAGATGCAAGGTAAATTTGAAGAGCAGTACGGTACTAATGATATTAATATACAAAACGGTACTATAAACTACAAGAAAGATGAGCCATCTGATTCGTAAGATCACGATAGGTAAAGACTACAAAAATGACTCCATGCACTATGCCGTAGGGCAAGAAGTGTATGGAGGTCATACTATTTGTGATATACTAGAAGAGGAAGATAAGTACTCTATTTATATACGCAAAGACAAAGCAGTCATACCTTGGAAGGACTTTAATAAAAACATGGCTATATCTGTTGAGTATAATCTTCAGTACTAATGCAGTCGGTTTACAACTACGTTGTAGAACCATTAGGAGAAAGGTATAACAACACGAAGAAGGTTGGAGATAAAGAACTAATACTAAACACAGAGGTTTTTAATCATCAACACGTAAACAGAGAAGCTAGAGTTTTATCTGTACCTAAGATTGGTGACTCAGAGGTTCAACCTGGAGATATAGTGACACTACATCATAATGTTTTTAGAAGATGGCATGATGTAAAAGGTAAAGAAAGAAATAGTAGATCTTTCCTTGAAGAAGGTAAATATCTAGTAACGCAAGACCAGATATACCTATACAAGCGAGACGGAGACTGGACATGTCCTAGGGGATATTGCTTCGTGCAACCTATTAAGGACAAAAGCCAGTTAAGCGTTGAAACTGAAAAACCTCTAGTTGGAGTTGTAAAATACTCCGACGATAATACAAGCGTAGGTGACTTAGTTGGTTTTGATCCAGTAAGTACTTTTGAGTTTGTAGTGGACGGTAAGAGGATGTATAGGGCGTTATCTAAATTTATTACAATTAAATATGAATATCAAGGAGACGAAGAAGAGTATAATCCAAGCTGGGCAGATAGCCGTTGAAGAGTTAATCAAAGTGGCTAAAGAAGCTATCGTTGATTCAGGTGATGATATTACCGCGGACAGACTCAAGAACGCTGCTGCTACAAAAAAGCTTGCTATCTTCGACGCCTTTGAGATATTGACCAGAATCCAAGAAGAAGAAAACTTGCTTGAGGGCAGAGAGCCTGAAGAAAAGAAAGCAAACGTCTTCAAGGGTTTTGCTGAAGGAAGATCTAAGTAATGTACGAACAGACATTATTAAAAATAATAGAGCCTATAAAAAAAACCACTCTTACCAGGTTAAACAGGGGTAAGAAGTGGAAGTATGGTTACGATAAAGATCACGATATAGTGGTTTTGTCTAGAACCGGTGTTATAGGTGAGATATACGAAATACAAGGTTTTAAGATTGCTCTACCTAAACCCACTAATGTTTTCAAGCACGAAAGCAACAAGTGGAAAAAAGTAGATCAACCCAAAGAACTTAGCCGCATAAAAACTATATTTGACTGGAGAAGTTATCCAGACGAACAAAAAGAAAAGTGGCACGGGTATATCGACGAAGAGTTCAGGCGCAGAGACGAAGGGCATTGGTTTATGAATGATGGTAAACCAACGTATATAACTGGTAGTCACTATATGTACCTGCAATGGAGTAAAATTGACGTGGGTGCACCAGACTTTAGAGAGGCCAATCGGCTGTTCTTTATATTCTGGGAAGCCTGCAAGGCAGATAAGAGATGCTATGGAATGTGCTACCTTAAGAACCGTCGTTCAGGTTTTTCTTTTATGTCCTCTGCAGAAACAGTTAACTTAGCCACTATATCGAGTGATAGTAGATATGGGATCTTGTCTAAGTCTGGTGCCGATGCGAAGAAAATGTTTACAGATAAAGTGGTACCTATATCAATTAATTACCCTTTCTTCTTTAAACCTATACAGGATGGTATGGATCGTCCGAAGTCTGAGTTAGCATACCGAGTACCTTCTACTAAGTTTACTCGTAAAAAAATTCAGAGTAATGAAAAGCTAGAGGAGCTTGCTGGTCTTGATACAACTATAGACTGGAAGAATACAGGTGACAACAGTTATGACGGTGAAAAGTTAAACCTGTTAGTGCACGATGAGAGTGGTAAGTGGGAGAGACCTGACAACATACTAAACAACTGGCGAGTTACAAAGACTTGCTTAAGACTTGGAAGTAGAATCGTAGGGAAATGCCTTATGGGATCTACTTCAAACGCGTTAGATAAAGGAGGTAGTAATTTTAAAAAGTTATATAATGACTCAGATGTTTCTAGGAGAAACCGCAATGGACAAACAAAGTCTGGCTTGTATTCTCTCTTTGTCCCTATGGAATGGAACTATGAAGGATTTATTGACGAATTCGGATTTCCAGTCTTTGATAATCCACGTGATGGAGAACGACTGGGACCAGACGGTGAACTGATAGATATAGGCGTTGTAGACAGTTGGGAGAATGAAGTAGATGGTCTTAAGGAAGATCAAGATGCTTTGAATGAGTTTTACCGACAGTTTCCTAGGACTACGGAACACGCTTTCAGAGATGAGAGCAAAAGCAGTATCTTTAACCTAATGAAGATATATGAGCAGATAGACTACAACGAAGGAAGTAGACATGCTGCTCACACCACAACAGGTAGTTTTGGTTGGGTTAATGGAATTAAGGATTCAAAGGTAATATTTCACCCAGATCCAGGAGGTAGATTTAAAGTAAGCTGGGTACCACCAGCGCACTTGCAGAATAAACAAATAATAAAGAATGGTGTTAAGTTCCCAGGCAATGATCATATTGGCGCGTTCGGCTGTGACAGTTATGATATTAGCGGTACTGTTGATGGCAAAGGGTCGAAAGGCGCGCTCCACGGACTAACAAAGTTTTCTATGGAAGATGCTCCTTCGAGCACATTTTTCTTAGAGTATATAGCAAGACCACAAACCGCAGAGATATTTTTTGAAGACATGCTTATGGCACTCGTGTTTTACGGGATGCCCATACTAGCAGAGAACAATAAACCAAGGTTATTGTACTACTTGCGCCGAAGAGGTTATAGAGGGTACAGCATGAATAGACCAGATAGAACTTGGAAGAAGTTATCAGTTGCTGAAAAAGAAGTAGGTGGTATACCAAACTCAAGTGAAGATATTAAACAAGCCCATGCTTCAGCTATTGAGATGTACATACAAGAACATGTGGGTCATTTAGGTGAGGGCAATTACGGAACAGTGTACTTTAACGAGCTACTTAACGACTGGGCTAGGTTCAATATAAATAACCGAACTAAACACGACGCCTCTATAAGTTCTGGCCTAGCTATCATGGCCTGCAATAGACACCTATATGCACCAAACGCCAAAGTTGAAAGACAACCTTTAAACTTAAGTGTATCAAAATATAACAATAAGGGCTTTAACTCCCAGATAATTAAATAAGCATGGCTGAGTCAGTATATGTAAACTTTCCTTCTCAAGCGGTTCCTGACCTAGAGAAAATGAGTACCGAATATGGTCTCAAGGTGGCACAAGCTATAGAGCAGGAGTGGTTCAAGGATTCACATAGTAATAGGTACAACGTAACTCAACAGAAGTTCCACAACCTAAGACTATATGCCAGAGGAGAGCAATCCATACAGAAGTACAAAGATGAGTTGTCTATCAACGGCGATTTATCATATCTTAACTTAGACTGGAAGCCAGTTCCTATTATACCAAAGTTTGTAGATATTGTAGTGAATGGTATGGCTGAGAGAATGTTCACGGTAAAAGCTTATTCACAAGATCAGTATGGCGTAAGTAAGAGAACTGAGTACATGGAGTCAATGATGAGGGATATGGACGCTAAGGTATACAATGACCAAGCTGCGGAGATGTTCAGTGTTGATCTCTATGAAAACAAAAAAGAAGAGCTACCAGACACGCAGGAAGAGTTAGACTTACACATGCAGCTTAACTACAAGCAAGCTGTAGAGATAGCCGAAGAGCAAGCTATAAACGTACTCTTGGATGGCAATAAATATGATCTAATAAGACGTAGGCTTCTTTATGATTTAACAGTGCTAGGCATTGGCTGTGTGAAAACAGGGTTTAACTGGAGCGATGGAGCCACCGTGCAATATGTGGATCCAGCAAGCATTGTCTACTCTTATACTGACTCTCCTTATTTTGACGATATATACTATATAGGAGAGGTTAAAACAATTCCAATTAACGAACTTGCTAGGGAGTTCGACCACTTAACCGAGTCTGATCTTAAGGACATACACTCTAGCTCTGGACAAAGGAATATACGTGGGAGAAGAATCAACGAGACAGATAAAAACAAAGTCCAAGTCTTATACTTTAACTACAGAACATACACTAACGATGTCTACAAAGTTAAAGAAACAGGTTCTGGTGGAGAGAAAGCTATAGAGAAATCAGACGTATTTAATCCACCTGAGAATAAGGAAGGTGGTTACTCAAGACTACAGAGGTCTGTGGAGTGTATATTTGAAGGCGCTATAATTCTTGGTACAGACAAACTCATCAAGTGGCAAAAAGCTGAGAATATGATGCGTAGCAAGAGTGATTTTAACAAAGTTAAAATGAACTACTCTTTAGTTGCGCCAAGGATGTACGAAGGACGTATTGAGTCTATCGTAAGTAGAATTACTGGTTTTGCTGATACTATTCAATTGACTCACCTTAAATTACAGCAGGTCTTATCTCGCATGGTACCCGATGGAGTATACCTTGATGCAGACGGACTTGCTGAAATAGATTTAGGTAACGGCACTAATTACAACCCACAGGAAGCACTTAATATGTTTTTCCAAACAGGTTCTGTTATAGGTAGAAGTCTAACCGCTGACGGCGACCCTAATCCAGGCAAGATACCTATTCAACAGATATCAAATGGAGCTGGGCAGAACAAAATGGGTAGTTTAATCCAGACTTACAATTACTATCTTCAAATGATACGTGATGTAACGGGGTTGAACGAAGCTAGGGACGGTAGCACGCCAGACCCTAATGCGCTGGTGGGCGTGCAAAAGCTCGCTGCTGCCAACTCCAACGTAGCTACCAGACATATACTTTTATCTTCGATGTTCTTGACGTCTGAAGTTGCTGAGGCTCTTTCTTTACGTATATCAGATATATTAGAGTACTCTCCAACTGCTGAAGCTTTTGTTCAGTCTATAGGCTCTCATAATGTAGCTACACTAAAAGAGATGTCAGAGCTACATCTTTATGATTTTGGTATATTCTTAGAGCTAGAGCCTGATGAAGAGGAAAAGCAAATGCTAGAGAATAATATCCAAACGGCATTGTCTCAGAAGTTAATAGATTTAGATGATGCTATAGACATTAGAGAGGTTAGGAACTTGAAGTTAGCAAATCAGTTGCTAAAGATAAAACGTAAGAAGAAACAAGAACGTGACCAGCAAATCCAACAGCAAAACATTCAAGCGCAAGCACAGGCAAATGCGCAAGCTCAACAAGCCTCAGCTCAGTCTGAGATACAAAAAAATCAGGCAAAAGCTCAAACCGACACACAATTAGAGCAAATGAAAGCTCAAAGCAAACTAACTCATCTTCAAGAAGAGGTTAGATTAAAGAAAGAGTTGATGCAGTTTGAGTTTGACTTAAACCAGAGCCTACGTGACCAAGAGAGAGAGTCTACAGAGAAGTTGGAGGGTATGAAAGAAGCCGGTAAAGATAAACGAGAAAATGTCAAAGCAGGTGCTAAAAAGTTTGAGTCTTCAGGTAATGATATACTAGGAGGCGGATTGGGTTTAGATAAGTTCAACCCACAAATTGGTAATTAATTATATAATATATTATGGAAGAAGTAAAAAACGAAGAAGTAGTCGAAGAGACTACTCAAGAAACGCCTCAGGTAGAGGTTGTAGAAGAACAAGCCCCAGAGCTTGATTTAGAAAAATTTGAAAGCAAAGATGACCCAGATGTCATTAAAGTAGATTTAAGCAAACCAGTAGAACCACAAGAAGAAGTAGTTGATGAAAACCAAATTGATCTCGAAGAAGCAATTGAAGAAGTTGCACAAGAAGAGAACGCTAGCGACGAAGCACCCACGCTTGAGGAAGTAACAGAAGAGGAGATAACTGAAGAAGAGGTTATTGAAGCTTTAGACGCAAACGAGGAAACAGGGAAAGCTATACCTGAGAACGTTCAGAAGCTAATGGACTTCATGGATGAGACAGGTGGAGATCTTCAGGACTATGTTAACCTCAACCGGGACGTTAAAGATCTAGACGATCAAGACGCTTTACTTGAGTACTACAAAAGAACTAAGCCTCATCTAAACTCGGAGGAGATAAACTTCCTTATGGAAGATAACTTCTCATTTGACGAGGACATAGATGAAGAGAGAGATATTAAACGAAAAAAATTGGCCCTCAAAGAGCAAGTTGCCGAGGCCAAGACCTACTTAGACGGGCAAAAGTCTAAATACTATGAAGAGATTAAAGCTGGAAGCAAGCTCACAACTGAGCAGCAGAAAGCAATAAATTTCTTCGACCGATACAATAAAGAGTCAGAGCAGACGCAAAAAGTAGCTCAACAACAGAAGTCTAGATTTAACAAGAAGACCGAGCAGGTTTTCAATAACGAGTTCAAAGGTTTTGAATATAACGTTGGAGATAAAAGATTTAGATATAATGTTAAGGATGCAAACCAAGTAAAGGAAACCCAAAGCGATATTAACAACTTTGTCAAAAAGTTTTTGAACGAAGATAATACAATGTCAGACGCTAAAGGTTACCATAAGAGTTTGTACACAGCTATGAATCCAGACGCAGTTGCTAATCACTTTTACGAACAAGGCAAGGCAGACGCGCTGAAAGACAGTGTGGCCAAAGCTAAGAATATCAACACGACGGCTAGATCCTCTCATGGAGAAAGCCAGACTGGAGGTACAAAGTTTAAGGTGTTAGGTGATGATTCTGCCTCTTTTAAGTTCAAAATGAAAAATAAAAAATAACAATTAAAATTACAAGATTATGGCTATAACAGGCGTAACAGCGGGAAGTTTAACTCCCGCACCAAGAAAACAAACGCTTATTTCCGCGTATATCGACTTTGCTACGGCGGGTAGTTCTGACGGATGGGCGCAACAATATTTACCAGACCTTATGGAAAAAGAGGCTGAGATTTTTGGAAACAGAACTATCTCAGGATTCCTTTCTCAAGTAGGGGCTGAAGAGTCTATGACAGCTGACCAAGTAGTTTGGTCTGAGCAAGGTCGACTACATTTGTCTTATAAGAATTGCACGTCTGTAACAGCTACTGGTGTAATAACTATTGGTGATGAAATGGACGGTACTGCATCAGTAAGTACGCATGCTATTAGAGCAGGTGACATGGTGTTGGTTACCGACGGTAGCGCAACTGCTCAGTGCTTTGTTACAGTTGCTGTACCTGGCTCTGACACAATTACTGTAAAACCTTACAAATTTGCTAATCTAGCTGCTGCGGGTATCGCGGATGGTACAGACAAAAGCGTTTTGGTTTACGGTTCTGAGTTTGTAAAAGGAGCAGTAGGACGAGTTGGAGCTAACGCACCGGCTTTCAAGTCTTACACTAACAAGCCGATCATCCTAAAGGACAAGTACGAGATCTCTGGATCTGACGCTTCTCAAATTGGTTGGGTTGAAGTTTCTGGAGAAGAAGGACAGAATGGTTACCTATGGTATTTAAAAGCCGAAGGTGATACACGTGCTCGTTTCACAGATTACTTAGAGATGGCTATGATTGAGTCAGTTAAAATGACTAACGCTGTTACTTCTGCAATTGATGGAGCTGCCGGTGCAATCACTGGTACTGAGGGTTTATTCTCTGCTATTGAAACGCGAGGAAATCAATCTTCTGGTATCACAGGCGTTAACGCTGCTACTGACCTAGCTGAGTTTGATGCTATCTTAGCTGAGTTCGATAAGAACGGTTCTATTGAAGAGAATATGATGTTTGTAAATAGAGCAACAGCTCTAGCTATGGATGACATGCTTGCTTCTATGAATTCTTACGGTGCTGGAGGTACTTCTTATGGAGTATTTGAAAACAACGAAGATATGGCTCTTAACTTAGGATTCTCTGGATTCCGTCGTGGATCTTACGATTTCTATAAGTCAGATTGGAAGTACTTAAATGATGTGGCTACTAGAGGCGGTTTAACTGACACAGTTAACGCTATCCGTGGAGTTATGATCCCAGCTGGAGTTTCTTCGGTATACGATCAAAACCTAGGTAAGAATCTTAAGCGTCCTTTCCTACACACACGTTACCGCGCTTCTGCTACAGACAACCGTAAGATGAAGACATGGACCACTGGTTCTGTTGGAGCTACAACTTCTGACTTAGATGCTATGGAGGTGCACTACCTATCTGAGCGTTGCTTAGTGGTACAAGGTGCTAACAACTTCATGTTGTTGAACTAAGGTAAGATTATATTTGGTGAAACTACCTCTCCTTCGGGAGGGGTAGTTTTATATTAATTTTTTATTATATTATATTATGGCTAAAAAGCAAACAAAAAAAGTAGAGGTTAAAGAACCCTACGTAGAAGAAACAGTTGTAGTTGAAGCTCTAAAACCGGAGCCTAAACCAATTGCAAAAGAATTACCCAAGAAAGACACTTGGGAGATCAAGGATAGAGTTTACGCATTAACAAGGGGTCGATCGCCACTAAGTTTTGCTATACGCACAAACGATATACACTGGTTTGACGAAGAAAAGGGTTACGAGAGAGAGTTGAAACACACTTCCAATCAAAGGTCATGCTTCGTTGACGAGATGCATGGTGAGCAGAGGCTAGAGCATATAGTTTTCAGAAACGGAACTTTAGCTGTACCGAGAAATAAAGTGACATTACAGAAATTACTGTCACTATACCACCCTCAAAACGGATCTTTGTTTGAAGAAGTAAAACCAGCTCAAAAAGCAGCAAGTGAAATACAGGTGCTAGAATTAGAAATAGATGCGCTTAACGCAGCCATGAGCTTAGATATTGATATGGCAGAAGCCGTTATGAGAGTAGAGGTTGGTTCTAAAGTCACAGAGATGAGTTCTAAGGAGCTTAAACGAGATTTATTACTATATGCTAAGAGAAACCCCGGTTTGTTCTTAGATTTAGTCAATGACGATAATGTGATGCTTAGGAACTTTGGTATCAAAGCCACGGAGATGGGTATTATCAAATTATCTTCTGATCAACGAACGTTCTCATGGGGAACTAATGACAGGAAGTTAATGACAGTTCCTTTCGATGAGCACCCATATTCAGCCTTAGCCCAATGGTTTAAGTCTGATGAAGGGATGGAGATATACTCCAATATAGAAAAACGATTAAATTAATAATCAATGGTGATGCAACTGCCCTTCGGGGTGGTTGCAAAACTACAAAAAAAGAATTATGGCAATAAGTGTAGACACAGTATATCAAAGAGTATTAGCCCTTGCGAACAAAGAGCAACGTGGTTATGTTACTCCGCAGGAGTTTAACTTATTGGCAAACCAGGCTCAGATGAGTATATTTGAGTCTTACTTCTACGCTAAGAATCAGAGAGAGCGAGCTGAGTCAGCTAGAACAAACGAAGTGGATGAGACGGACATAGGGGAATTGTTAGGTGCTAAATTAAGCCCATTTAGAAAAGTCCAAGCTGTTACAAGCGGGCATACTTTTTTAGGAGTAGGCACTATAGGTAGTGTTGAGCGCGATGTGTTTCAAACCGGTAGGGTATTCTTAGGCAACGACGTTTGCCATAAGTTGTCACTTAACGAGGCTAGCAGGATTCTGCGATCTAAACGCCATATTGCTACAACAGCAAGTCAATTTCCGATATATACAGATAATCCCGCGGACGCTAGGGATATACTAGTATATGCTGGTAGTACCTCGGCCGAAGCCACGATTACGGCGGAATACTTTTTAGTTCCTAAAGTTGTTAACTGGGCATATGTAGTTGTTAACAGCAAAGCCTTATATAACGCTACGTTAGGTGTTGACTTTGAACTACACAGATCAGAGGAAGATACTTTAGTATATGACATACTAGCCTTAGCAGGTATAGTAATAAATAAAACTCAACTTGCTCAAACAGCGTCTCAAATTGGTATTGGTGAACAACAACTTCAAAACGTATAAATAGATGGGAATATTAGTATCACCGGAACAAGCGTATTACCGACATGATGGAGATCACGGTAATTATAGATATATAAACTTAACTGAGATCATAGACTCTTTTAGCGCAACATATATAGGAGAAGGTAAGTTGTGTGAAAACGTGGTTTTGAACGATGTTACATTCCACGCTATTAGAGGATTACAGGAACTAAGCTACGATACCATTCGATCAACTAAAGATTGGGAGGTTGCAATACCTAGCACGTTGGTTCTAGTCATGCCTGCAGATTATATTAACTACGTGAAGTTATCTTGGAGTGACAGTAACGGTATAGAAAGAATTATATACCCAACGTCTAAAACTTCAAATCCGTTTAATATAAACGAAGCTATAACTAACGCTGGGGGCTTTGAAACAGGTGGTGCAACCACTGACCTTACTCACACGGCAGCTGATAGCGACAACAACCTCAACTCTGACACGTGGGCTAACTACAAAGCGAACACCTCTTCTGACATAGGATCCGTTGACGCAGACGAAATGGATGACGAGTACGGTAACTTAGTCGGAGCTAGATATGGCATTGACCCTCAACACGCTCAAGCTAATGGATCTTTCTTTGTAGATGAAAAACAAGGTAAGTTTCACTTTAGTTCTAATATTGCAGGTAAAACTGTAGTGCTTAAATATATAAGTGATGGTGTAGCTACTAACGCCGCTAATGATGCTATAGACCTAACAGAGTCTTACGTACCTAAGTTTGCGGAGGAAGCTATATACAAGCATATCTTGTACGGAGTGCTATTAGCGCGTAAAGATTCGCCAGCAGGTTTACTGGCACAGATTAAAAAAGAACGGTTTGCAGAGACTAGAAAAGCTAAGTTAAGATTATCTAATCTTAAACTAGAAGAGTTAACACAGGTACTTAGAGGAAGCTCTAAAATAATCAAACACTAAAGTATGGCTGAGTTAAAACGTAACTTCTTAGGGGCTAGGATGAATAAGGATGTCGACGAAAGACTCCTTAAACCTGGTGAATATAGAGACGCTAACAATATAGAGATATCCACGTCGGAAGGTTCTGATGTAGGCACTGTGCAGACTATAAAGGGTAACACTAAACGCGAGACTATGGCCTCGGGAACGGGTGTTTACGGAGTGCCAGACACAGCAACATGCGTAGGGTCGATCGCAGATAAGGAGACTGATAAGATATATTACTTTCTCTCTGGAGGTGATAGGAATGATTCTCTTGAGCTACCTAGTTTAAGAAAGAACTACATACTAGAGTATGATACTGTGCTAGAAAGCCATAAGTATGTATTTGTAGATATATTTGAAGTAAATACTACATGTGGTGAACTTACTGAAGGAAATTCTTATATTTATATACCTGCACCAGACCAAACCGGTAGTTCTAACTTTAATACTACAGGCGTAAGGATAGGTATGACTCTTACAACTACTGGTGGGTATAACGAAAATGATGAGATAAAAGTTACAGATATAAAATACGAAACGCTATCGCCCTATGGTGTTAGTTTCCCTGTTTTTAAAATAACTCTTAGTAAAGCTTTAACCGCGTTTAATATCCCTGTTAATGCCGCTGTAAAGTTCATATCAGGTTCAGTACTTAGGTTTAAAAGAGATAGACTTATAACAGGTGTTAACATATTAGATGGTTTTATTTACTGGACAGACGATTTTTCTGAACCCAAGAAAATAAATATAAAACGATCCATTATGGGTACTGGAGGCACTAAGTATCTTGTTGGCGGAAGTATTACGGGTGGTATTAGCGACACTGCTACTGCTAACTCTTATAATCTTTTTACAGGAGATACAGAGCATTTCCACACGCGGTTAGTAATAAAGGGTGAGAGTACCAACCCGAACACTAATCACATAGTTGTAACCAACCCTGCGGGGAATGAGGCTGTATACGTTAAAGAAGATCATATAACTGTAATTAAGAAAGCCCCAACGCAGCCTTTGGATCTTGAAATGTATAGGAGCGTAACGCCTAGATTAGACAATAGCGGAGCAGAGGCCTCAGTCACTGGTTTTGTTTCAGGTTTTAACTTCCACGTTGATGGAGAGCTTCTTACTACTAGTTCGGAACCAATCACCTTCGAGTTGTCAGAAGCTAGAGATTTTAGAAAAGATGATATATTAACTTTTTCTAGTCCAGGATCTTCAACTACAGGTAGCTACTCAGAGTGGCAGGTTAAAGTTAAAGTTACAAGTGGGGTAGCTCAAAGTGCGATAGGGTATAATCCCGTGACAGAGATTACTGGTCAAATACTTAATATCTCAAAAGATATTGCTTCTACACAAGATCAATGGAATGTGAAGAGGGAGACTGGAGACACTTTGTTTGAGTTTAAGTTTCCTAGGTTTTCGTACAGATACAAATACCAAGACGGAGAGTACTCTACTTTTGCACCTTTTTCTCAAGTGGCATTCTTGCCAGATGTGTTTGACTATGCTACAAAGCAAGGGTATAATCTAGGTATGATTAATCAGCTTAAAAGCTTGAAGCTGAAAGGTTATTTTGGCAACTCAGATATTAGACCTAGAGATATATCAGAGATAGATATACTATACAAGGAAACCAACAACCCTACTGTGTATGTTCTTAGAACTTTAACAGCTAACTCCAAAGGTGACCTTAACGCGTGGCCTGATCTTTTGACTTCTCCAAACGCAAGAGGAGAGGTGACCGTTAATAGCGATAACATATACTCTGTTGTTCCTTCTAATCAATTGCTAAGACCATGGGACAATGTGCCTCTCTTTGCTAAGTCACAAGAGATTAGTGCTAACAGGCTTATTTATGGCAACTACGTACAAAACTTTAATGTTCCAAAAGAGCCTAAAATAACCTTCAACCTACTAATTGACGGCGCATCGGACGCTGATTGGCAGAACGCCGGGCCTTCTATAAAGTCTTTGCGAGATTACTCTATTGGTGTGGTATATAGTGATGACTACGGAAGAGAGACGCCTGTGCTTTTTGACACTCCTAAATCTATAAAAACGCTTAAAGAAAACTCAAGCACAAGAAATAGATTTCAAGTTAGCTTAAGCGACGACGTGCCACCACCTAGTTGGGCGAAGTATTTTTCTTATTACATAAAGGAAACATCCACAGAATACTACAACCTAGTTATGGATAGGTGGTATGATGCTGGAGATGGTAATGTGTGGTTGTCCTTTCCCTCGGCTGAGCGAAATAAAATTGACGAGGATACATATATTAAGCTTAAAAAGAAACATGGTTCTAATACCACCTCTACAGAAAGAGCAAGGTATAAGGTTTTATCTATAGAAAACGAAGCGCCAGATGCGGTAAAAAAGAATAGGGTTATTGTAGGAACTTTATTTAATTCAGGTTTTATTGGTAATTCAGAAGAAGGATACCCGCTACAAGGTTTTACTTACTTTATGGTTCAAGCCACAAACTTTAACGCTAGCATAGATATCGGTGTATTACAAAATGCATCCGAGACAAGTGTAAGATTTGGTGGCGCTGGCCTTGTATCTAATCATTATGAAATTGTTAGCGTTACAACGGTTAACGACAAATACAGAATAGAACTTAAAACACCTATTGGCCCAGACGCGGCTTTTGCTTCTGCCTCCGATACTTTTGCCTCTGCTATACAAGACCTTTATGTAGAGTTTTTTGAAATGAAAACCGAAAATAAAGCAGAGTTTGATGGTAGATTTTTTGTAAAAATAAATAGCGATCAGGCTCTACGCTCAGAGGTTTTATTTTCAAATGATACTAGCCAACGAACAATTATTGATTCAAAAGCCTTAAGGTATCTAAACAATAACGGGTATGTTACAGAGACTATGTACACGGGCCCTAAAACTATTCGTCATCTTGAAAATGGTTATTCAGGTACTAGAGACTTGCATCCAACAGAGTATTCGCACCACACTAATCCGGCTTTAGAAAATCAAGCTAAATATTTCTGGGGAGGTAACGTTGCTTCTGGCGGGGGATTATCTGTGCCTAGTGTTGCCGAAGGAATTAGTGGAGGTTTAATTGCTTTTGATCCGGTCGAAGCTTTAAATGGAAACGGGGCCACTGGCGGAGCCGGGTCATCCAGGGTCTTCTGGAGAGACTTGGCTGACAAAGGGGACTTTTTTATAGACTTCTCTACGGCGTATACTTTCACGTCATTTATAGGTGAAATAGACTACTCCGGGGTTTTTAGCGGCCAGGCCAACGCCACGTCTGGTACGGATAATTACTTTAACGGTCCATTTGGAAGTAGCGATGAAGATTACATTTGGGAAGACCTTGGTTCATATGATGGAACCAGCGAAAACCTTGAAAACCCTGAGTGGCTAGAAGCTGGCGCTGCGCCAGTTTTCAATGGATCTTTACAAGGAAACGCCTCTAACCTCGTGCGCAATATAGGTGGTGGTTTGCCTAGCCGAGGTATATGGCATAACAACTCCGGCGATGGTAGCTATATGGATATCTCATGGACCGGTATGGGTGTTGGTTACGATGGAACCAATGAAGTCGATCAACCTTTTGTTCAGATGCTACAGCAAGTGGTAGGCTCAGAGGTACACAGCAATGCTGCGGGCTTTATTTTAAAACTAACAACTCCAGGCACGGTATTTAGGTTTCAAAATGATCCAGACGGTACTGAGTACACTGTGCAAAAAACTACCGTAAACAGCGGCAATGAGTATGCATACGACAACCCAGATTTTTGGGAGGCTGGTACAAACCGTACCACAGGCGCTTTTGGTATTAGAAATTCTAGGGTTACAGGTGGTGGCGGTTACGATATTGGATATAGACACTATCAAGGATGGAACATGCGCCAAAGATGGACTATAGCTGTAACACCTAAAATAGGCTCAAGCAACTCCATAAGTGGTTACAACCCCATACACGGTACAATGGAAGGCGGACCAACAAATACTCACGCAGATTATAGAAGAGCTCTTCATCACGATGCTACAGACAATGACGTTATAGAGATATTAGGTGCACCTTCTGGTGGTCGCGGAGGTTCTGTTGAAGAATCAGCTATATGGGAAACAGAACCTAAAGAAGCTGCTGAGTTGGATATATACTACCAAGCTAGTGGCTTAAACCCTATTCGTTTATCAGAAGAAACTAACGAGGAGTTTATACCTATTGGATCTACTTTTTCAGACGTAGGCCAGGAGCAGTCAGGTCAAACATACAAGGTGACAAGTTGGGAAAACGGAAATACGTTTAACTTCACACCGAATATAGTGCCACAAGGCGTTACTCCAGCTGGCACAACAATTACGTTTACAAAGCCAAACGGCGCCGCTGTTACCGCTGCTATAACAACGGCAATATCTACTACCATATCTGCTATAGAGCTTCATGGAGGTCTTGCTACAGATGATGCCAGTCAAAAACTATATACTCAAACTCATACGTTAAACTGGAGCAACTGCTGGATGTTTGGTAACGGAGTAGAGTCAGATAGGATTCGTGATGATTTCAACGAAGTACAATTAGATAACGGTGTTAAAGCATCCAGTACTATAAGTGGCATATCTAAGCAAGAGCGAAGAAAGCACGGGCTTATATGGTCTGGTATATACAACTCCGCGTCTGGAATTAATGATACTAATCAGTTTATTATGGCTGAGAAGATCACTAAAGATATTAATCCAATATACGGTAGTATACAAAAGCTATACAACAGAAACACTAGGTTGCTAATGTTCTGTGAAGATAAAATTCTAAGAGCTGTTACAAATAAAGACGCGTTATACAACGCCGATGGAAACCCTCAGCTTGTGGCAAGTAACGCGGTTATAGGTGATGTAACGTCGTACCAAGGAGAGTACGGTATATCTACAGACGCGGCTTCTTTCGCAGAAACACCATACGCTATATATTTCGCCGACAGCGCAAGGGCGCAGGTTTTAAGACTAACAACAGAGGGTGTAGTATCTATATCAGACAAAGGTATGAGAGACTACTTTGCAGACTACATGTCTAAGGATGTTGCAAAAGTTGTAGGTAGTTATGACGAGCGTAGCAAGGAATACAACCTAACTATCTCTAAGCAATTTACTGGCTCTAATTCAGGTCAACCAACATCTCAGACTACTACGTCTTACAGCGATATATCGGGTGGGTGGAGTAGCTTTAAAAGCTTCTACCCACAAAATGGTATTAGCATAAACAGTACTTACTATACTTTTTTCAATGGGCATATTTGGGAGCACTATCACAAAGACGCGGCTTACAATACTTTCTACGGCTCGCATGGAAGCTCAGACCACAGTAGTGTGACTTTAATAGTAAACGATAGCCCAGGTTCAGTAAAAAGTTTTGGCGCTATAAACTACGAAGGTTCGCAAGCTAAAGTATCTGAATTTTCTACAACATCTGTAAAGATGTTTAATAACAACTACGCGGCTACTGCTGGTGGAGCGAGCTCAGGGTTAGCGCCCACAACAAATGTTGTTGATGGTGAGTATCACAATCTTACAGCGAGCAAAGGTTGGTACGCAGATAATATAACTACCGATCTACAGACTAGCGGTAATATAGAATTTAAAGAAAAAGAAGGTAAATGGTTTGGTTACCCTAGCGGAGAAACAACCTCTCTTACCAACTTAAACGAAAAAGAGTTTACGGTACAAGGTTTAGGTACCGCATCTATCACTCACGATGACGCAAGTTGGGGAGCTAGAATATCAATCTCTATAGAAAACAATGACGACCCTTTGTTTAACGCTGGTACTAACGATGGAACAAACGTATGGGACGGTGGTAGCGACATTGCAAGGCTTCGCCATATTGCGTCTGTTTCAACAGGTGTCTTTGAGGCTCAAGCGGGTGTTCTTGAAAGCCACAACGTTGTTTTTGAAATAACTAATAATTTAGATGATAACACGTTTCCCATATCTGACCGTCCTTGGAGCGGTTACTATATAGAAGCTAAAAACTTTGTTGTTGGAAATGGTAACTTAGCGGCTTCGTTTCCGAGTATCTATATCTGGAATGGATCAGGTACTAATTGGAATGTTAATCCGAAAATAAATACTGTGACTTTCACCGACACCGGTACTCCAGGTGATGCTAATAACACGGTTCTAGTTACATGCAGTATACCTGCTACTTCGTTCTCAGCAACAGAAACCTTATATATAGACATTGATATAAATGAGGATGACCCTCCGTCTAATACACTAACAAACGATTTTGCAATCCAAGCTGGGTTCATCGATGTTGCAGCAGACACACATGCTACCACCTCTGACTACACTGTGACTAACGTTGGGACGAGCCCGTTTGTTTACACTAATTTTACAGGTACAGCTGTTGGGAACGCACCTGTAGAGGTTGCTAAAATTGTTTTTACTGCAAATTCAGGGCAAAGATATATACCTACTAATACGATCGTCGACTTTGGCCCATTTAATACTGTGGATGGGTTAATAGATGATCTATATACTCACACTGCCGGAGAGTTTGTTACTGATGCAAATGGTAATGTAACTTCTTTTACTGTAAGAATATTTCATAATAACGTTTCACTATCTTCTCAAGGCACGGATCCAGCTATTTATGGGCACTCAGTGTTTATAACTAGAGATGTTCAAGAGATATACGTAGAGCCAGCTGAGCCGACGCTTGCTTTGTACACGGCATCGTGGGTTAATTCAGATCAATATTACGACCCTGCTACAGATACATTTGAAATAGCATATGTAGCAAATAATAGCTGGATACCTATAAATGTTTCTGGTTCAGGGAATACACCTTATAGAGTATCACTGCAAAAGAAAACTGGACTGCACTCTATTACTACAGCCGCGACAAACGGGTATTATAATTTTGAAACTCACGAGTTCCAAACAGCGCCTTGTAACTTTAGTGCTACAACTAATACCCTTGGAAGCGCTACGCATCAAGTTTATTTTCCTTCGGTTTCGGATGCTACAAGATATGATTTAGTTTTTTCAAATGAGCTAACTTACGTTGGTGGCAATGTAACGTTTGGCAATAGTGTCCCAACAGCAGCTGGAGACGCTATAATAACAAACTGTGGAACCGAGACTCTTACAGTTAACCCTGTAGTTTACGAATCCGCAAACTTTGGAGTAATACCTGACGATTTAGAATTTATTAAAGTATCTGACTGCACTACGGGTGGTGGTGAAATTTCCAATGTGGAAGTTCACGGCGTTGGAGGTACTGCAGGCGTGTCTTCTGACAGGCTTGTGTTAAACTTAGCTTCAACTTCAATATTCCCTGGTATGATAGTTACCGCAAGCGGGGTGGCACATAACACTACTGTTTTATCTATTAGTGAAAAAGCCGTAACCTTAAGTGCTGCTGCTACCGTAGCTAATAACACAGATATATTGTTTACTAAAAACAGTGTAAGTTTACTTCCTTTTAGTTTTACTATACCGCCAAATGGCAGTGGAGATGCCTTGAGTGTTAATGCTGCTGGGATAGCAAACCCAAACAGTGTTGGTGGGTTACGCGCAAGGAAACAAACTATAAACGGTACGGCGGCTAAAACAATAACCCACACATTGGACTCCACCAAAGGCGTGGTTCCAGGTATGGCAATCACCGGAGCGGAGGTTAAAGTAGCAAGCGGTACGAATTTAACTGTGGCTAGTGTAACTAACGGCACGGTTATCGTGTTAAGTGAACCTCAAAGCTTCCTTGATAACGCTGCTCTTAAATTTTCAGGAGGCAACAGCGATTCCTCGTTGGTAAATCTACATAGTATACAAGCTAATAAAATAGGTAGTAACATAGTCGTATCTGGATATATTAACGCGCTTAAGATAGCCTCCACAGCGCGCGTAGATATATACTTAGATGACATAATAGATACAGCATAATATGCCAAGCGTAACATTAACATTTTCAGCTCCGCTAAACACCTCTTGTCAAGTAGGTGATTTAGCATATTACGTAACCACTCAAGACTTAGGTGGTTTTAAAACAAATGATGGTGACGTTGCTTTAATTGGTGAGATCCGTCAGATTACTAACCCAGCCAGTAGCTCACCTACTATTATATGTGAAACAACAGTTGGTTATCTCACCCTTAACGGTAAAAACAAGTTTATATTGTTTAGTAAAGACAACAAGGCAAACCTAAGTTCTATACTAGGTTATCATGCTAGTGTCAAGCTAGTCAATGATTCTACTGTAGCTTCAGAGCTGTTTAGTGTAGGTATGGACATGTTTGAAAGTAGTAAATAAGGACTATAAAGTGTAACTATATTAGTACGCTTAGCAAATAAACTAAAATAAATTAATCATGGCAATACCTATAATGGCCATTACTGGAGCAATTAATGCCTTTTCAGGTATAGCTAAAGCAGCTGCCGGTAAAAGCGCAGCAGCAGCAGCAAAGATAGAGGCTGATAAGGCTCGAATAGAAATGGAGAAGCAGAAAGATGCTTTTGCAGCTTTAGACACTAGTAACCCATATGCTAATATGGAGAATACTATGGAGGATCTAACAGTCAACCAACAGCAGGCCGAGTTTGAAAAACAAAACAATATGCAGAACCAAGCGAATATCATGGGTCAAATGCGTGGCGCGGCTGGTTCGTCTGGTATAGCAGCTTTAGCACAGAGCTTATCTAACCAAGGTTCTTTAGACGCTCAAAGAGCTTCAGCTTCTATTGGAGCTCAAGAAGCTCAGAACCAAAAACTTTCAGCTGCAGAAGCTAGTAAGAATCAAGCGTTAGAAAGACAAGGCGAAATGCAAAGCCGTAACATGCAGTTCGGAAAAACAAAGTCTTTACTTAGTATGGCTGCTGGAGATGTCTCTAACGCTCAAGCTATGGAAGCTGCAGGCAATCAGCAGAGGATGGCTGGTATAGGTGATGCTCTTGGTGGTGTAACCGATATAGCAACATCAGGTTTATTCGGTGGTAATAAAACAACTGCGGCGACAGATACTACAACTGTCCCGGTTGTAGGCGGTACGGCTCAAGTAGGTGGCATATCAACGCCACAAAACGTAACGGGACAAAATGAAGTCACGGGTGCCACTGGCGGTGGTAACACTAGTTGGGACATGGGTAACAGTGCGCCACAGTTTGGATATGTAGATGGAGTTTGGCAGCAAATAAATTAGATTATGGCAGAATCAACGGGAGTAAATTATAATTTAGGTAGTGATACACTGCGAGCGGTTCGCGACGCTGGGCTAGGAGGAGAAGCTAGGGAGCAGTTGCAGAAATCCGTAACAGCGGATGCTATAGGTGGTATCGCGCAAGGCGTGGTTGATAAAATAGAGAAGAAGCAAGAGGACACAGCTACGCGATTAGAGAATTGGGATTCAGGTTTCGATGCTATGGGTGATAGAGGATCGTGGGCATCTGGCGAGTTGTTTGATCAGTTTCAAACTATGGAAGCTGGTTATAGAGATGAGTATGTAGAAGCGGTTAGAACTGGTGATAAGCAAGCTCAGCAGAGAATGTTAAAAGACCAAGCTGCTAGAGCTTCTGGATTAGATGGGTGGAAGGAGACTATGGAAACCGCTAAGCAAATAAATGACATGCCAGGCGGAGGATGGAGTAATACTTTTAAAGGTGACGAGGAATCACTGGAGATAATGAACGCTCTAACAACGTTGGATGGTAAGTCGGCTGTAACAAAGTTTGGAGAAAATGGCGAGATGGTATTTGAGATAAAGCTACCCGGCCCACCTGCAAAAACGGTTACAAAAACGCGACGTCAAATAGACGACATGATTGCAAAGGGTACTAAACCCCTTAAGCTAAAGCAAGACATGGGGGAAAGGTTAATAAAAATTAGGAAAGACGCAGAGGAAGGAAAAAGCGATTGGGATGAAAACAGATCTTACCAGAATGTTGTTGACTCAATAGATGAAAACAATGTTAGCCATTATTTTAACGAGAACATTTTAGGTAAAACAACTTTCAGAGAAGATTTTATTGCCAAAGAGAATCCTGTTTGGAGTAAACCAATTAACATTGAAAGCAATCTCACTCTTATGAGTGCGGACCCTACCCCAGATGGTGTTATTTCTGAAGGTGATTGGGTACTTATGATTGAAGACAGTGCCACGAAAGAGCTTATAATGGACGAGATGGAACGTCAACCAGATATAGCAAAGCATTACATAGCTGACTGGGTTGTCAATACTGAAAAGCAGAACGTTACAGATGGGCAAACAAAGCGTGCTAACGAAAACATAAAAGAGTACTATGAGAACCTTCCGAATGCAAAATTAAAAGCGGAGTTTTATAAAGAACATAGTGCTGAGCTAAAGAAAGCTTACGACGCCAATTTTTAGTAGAAACTAAACAATATGAACGGACAGCAACAAGGTTACCCAGAAGAGTTACAGATTGTCGTAGATAAAATGAAGGCTAATAGAGAGCCTCAGTTTAATATTGACATTATGGTACAGAGCTACTACGCATCTAAACAGGATGCAGGCTCAGGGCCAGAGCCGACACCGGTAGCTGGTCAACAAGAAGTAGAGGAGAACGTTGGTATTCCAAAAGAATCATCTATTGACCAAGAGTGGTGGGACAATGCTGGACTAGATAGGAGCTCTTACTTTGACGAGCAAGGTAATATGTTACCACCTCCTAGTGTTCTTACAACGGTTGATCCCGGTTGGGATCAGATACGTTTAGAAGAAGAGAACGCTATCAAAGCTCAAGCTGCTTTAGAAAGCGCTGAAAGCTACGACTCAACAGATATAAGCGAAGGTGAGGGTGATAGTGAGTATAGCACTCAAAGCATTGTTGAAGACAGTGTAGCTACGGAGGAGCAGAGGAAAGAGAACATAGAAAAAGCCTCTGCTGACTATCAAGAGTTTATTGATGCATCCTTTGCTTATAACTCTATAACAGACGAAGACAAAGCTAGAGAAGCTGATCTTGTATCTAAATGGGAGAAAGACGGTTTAGCTATGGTGATGGGCGAAATACCCACTATAAATTATTTCGGTCTTGGTAGTGGAAACATGTTAACTGTTGACAACTACGTTGCATACAAGCGTCGCAGGGCTAGAAACCCAGAAAGCATGGACTTTGATCCTACGTTACCTAGTTACATAGAGGTTAAGCACAACGAATATGAATCTAACCCCACGTTTAGAGATGCAAAAATAAATATTGCGAAAAGCGAATATGCTAAAAAGGCAGGGTTAAGCGAGAGTGAAACAAAAAAGCTGCTTAAGGCTAACATTGATCCAGCTAATGCAGAGTCTATGGAGCCTTTTTCTACTTTTGACGAGGATGGAAATGTAGTTTCTTTTGAGAATGAGTACAAGAACATAGACCCAAACCAATCTGGTAGGATTTTATCTGATGGATCTAAGCTAGGTGACAAGTTACGTAAGGGTGTTGAGGATAAATTAACTGCTCAGAATGACGCTGAAAGTCAGAGGGCTAACGTGAAAAAGTTTGTTGAAGCATTACCATCGTACTCAAAGACGTCTGCTACTGGTGCGGTAGTAAAAGCTGCAACAGGGTTGGATCTTGGATTGTTTTTAAAGAGTGATGCGCAGAAACTAATTGAAAAGCGAGCTAAAGAGGATTTTAAGTTATTAGAAAGCAACGTGCAAAAAATAGCTTCTGAAGCAGACGTAGTAGGTTCTCAGATCAAAAACAACGGTGCTCTTTTAACTAAAGCCCATGAAGATCTAAAAGCGCTGGGTGATGTTCGGGCTAAGATAAATGAGTTAAAAAACGGGGAGTATACTACTGAGGCCCAGGTTAAAAACGCTAATCAAAAAATAAGCGCGCTGGTAAATGACTACACAGCTAAGTTTAACGCGTTTGATAAATACAGAAAAGCTAACAGCACTTTAAATAACGCAGCTGCAAGGATTGGAGCGGAGATAAAGGATCTAGACGTGAAGGTAAAAGACCTAGGCGCGTTTACAGAGTTTATTGGGGATAATCATCAGATAGGTACACAAATGGCTTGGTCTGCTGCAAACGCTGCTATAGACCTTGGTCAAGGCTTTATGGACTTTGCATATATGGCTAATCCTTTTGGCGCTTTATCTGACGAGTTGATTGATTGGGCTGGTGAAGACTCTCTTGCAGCATCTATAGTGGAAGGAGTTAGGATAGCAGCTGCACCTATGACAGGAGGTTTAAGTTTATACTCAGGGGACAGGAGGGACGATATGCGAGATGCTATAGATAATTTTCAAGAAAACGTATCGTCTAAAATTGAACAGCCACCTGCGTTTAGTAGTATAAAAGATGTAGGTAGCTTTGCTGAGTGGGCAGCTGTAACAGGTATTGCTCAAGCGCCTCAATTAGCTTTAATGTATGCCAGTGGCGGTACGTCTGGTTTACTTTTAATGGGTGCCGGTGCAGCTGGAACGAAGTACAACGAGATGGAAGAGAACCGCGAGACCTACAGAGAGTCTGGTGGGTTATATGGTATAGATCACTCTTTCGCCAGCATGCTTGCCGTATCAACGTTTACAGGTGCTGTTGAGGCATTGTCTGAGAAAGTTACACTAGGACAGCTTAATGCTGCGGGTAGAACTTTGAAAAACGAAGTGTTTAAAGCAAGTGGCAGAAGAGGCATTGCGAAGTATTTAAGAAACGACGTGTTTACTAAGGATTCTTTTAGATCAACTCTTCGAGGGGGAAAAGACTTGTTTGAGGAAGGCGGCTCAGAGTTCCTAGCAACCGTAGGCGGTAACGCTTTAACTATAGCATCAGGGGATAAATCTGTAGGGCTTTGGGATGGCGGTCTTGAGTCGTTTGTTACAGGAGCTATGATAAGTTCTACTATTAAAACACCTTCTTTATTCAGGTCCGCCGTAGCTCCTTTCCAGTCTAAGACAACTTCAGAGATCTTAAACAATAATCTTGATATTATTGAAAGGAACCGTGCTGTTGCTTCTGGAGAGACCGGGGCTTCAGCCGATGCGGTGCAGTTTGCTCAAGATATTATAGCTGAAGCTGTTCACGAAAATAAGTTGGCCTTAGAGTTAGACATTAAAAGGGTGGACGCGTACGAAGACGCTGATAAGTCTAGGCTGATAAATATAGAATCAGATAACATAGATCTTCGCCGTAAGGCAACCGCTATAGTTCAAGATGAAACATTAGATGAGTCTCAGAAAAAAGAGATGATTAATGATCTTCAGACAAAGCTTGATAATAATATTGCTGAGAAGCAAGCTATTATAGAAAAATACCCTGAAGATGTAGTTAATAAAAAGTACAGTGAGACATCATTAGGCCGTCAACCCGCATCTCAAACATTTGAAGAGAATATAGAATTCGCTAAAAAGCATAGCGCTTTGTATGGGTTAGAGGTTAACGACACTATGAGCCCTGCGGAAATAGAAGCTTACTTATTAAAGAAAGGGTATTCTGAAAAGGATGCAAAGGATGGTAGAAAATCGGATGGGTTTATTGTTGGAGATGATATAATAATAAACAGAGAGGTTGCAATGGCTAAGAACGCCGTCACTGTCGGTAGCCACGAGTTATTGCATGGTATACTTAGAAAAGCAATGGGCGATAAAGCTCTTTCAACTCAAGTTATATCGCAGCTAAAAAAATCTATTGGTAGCCAATGGTCTGTAGTTCAACAGAGAATAGACGAGAACTACACTCCTGAGTACATGGCTTTAAATCCAGACGAGTACTTAACTCTTGTCTCGGATGCTATAGCTAAAGGAGAGATTACTTATCAAGAGACTGTATTTGACAAGCTAAGAGATTCTCTTAACGAGATACCTATATTTAAAAAGTACTTCCCTAATATTAAATTCAAAACAGGTAGAGACGTATACCGTTTCTTAAGAGAGTATAATAAAAGCATACACAAAGGCGCACTAGCGACTGACATTGTAAAAGCAACGCAGACCGATGAGGATGTTGAAAGAACCGAAGACCAAGTTAAAAAAGATGGTATAAAGAAATCTCTAACTTCAGACCAGAAGAAAGCCGCTGCTAAAAATGTTAAAGAACTAGGAGCTAAAGAAACAAATAAGTCTTGGAGAAGAGGTGGTGCAGATGCTGCTATAAAAGATATAAAAGACAACGGTTACTTTGACGCTCTTATAGCTTCTAAGTATAAAGTTAAACCTGTACCTAGAGATTTTGTTGAAAAGGTTTACTCTGAGATAACGCCACATATTAAGAGGTTTAAGCCAGAGCAGAACGACAACCTATTTGCTTACATAAATAGTCAGATAGGAAACAAAGCTGGTAACGTATATAACAAGGAGTATAAGGTTGATGAGGCTATGCGTGGATCGAAAGACATCGACGCTAAGACTTCTGAGGGCGCTCCGGTAATTCAAGTGGCAGCGGAGACTGACACTGATGTAACGTCATTTGAAGAGCAAGACATGTCTATGCAAGCTCAAGCTAAAAGAACAAAATTAGCTGAGCAAGGTAAGTCTGAATCAGATAGGTACTCTGGTCTTAGAACTGAACTAGGTTTAGAAAAACCTATGATGGATAAAGTACGTCAGGCTGTCATGAAGACATTCGGTACAAAGTTACCTGATGTAAACTCTAAGAAGTTTAAAGCCGCATTACAGAAAGCTTATAGAACTGAGCTAAAGAAACCTATCCAAGATATGATAGGTAAAGGCGCTACGTACGAAACTTTCTTAGCGGAAAACTTTCCTACTGTATTTAAGTTTCTGCCAAAAGAAACGTTACTTCAGATGGAGCGTAACGTAGCTCCTGAGAATAGAATATTTACTAAGTCAGAGAGAATAACTAAACCCACAGAAGTTGACAAGTTGATTAGTGACGGTTTACTACCTAAAGAAACTAATAGACTATCTGGCCCAACTCTAATCACCAAACTACCTTACCCTGGTTCTAAAAAAGTTATGGCTTATTTTAGAGGCCAGAACATGGATAACGCTCTTGGGTATAAGGTAGGTGCATCTACGCTTGGCACTAGGAAAGATAAGCTAGCTATGGAAATGGGTGTCGAACTTGGGTTTGATGCGACTATGGAGACCGTGCAACAGCCTGAGGTAGCTGAACGAAGAGAGAGCATATTAGAATTAACGGGTCAAGTACAAGCTGAAAACGACGTATCGGTTATGGCTAAGCAAATCGATAGGGACCCAAACATTAAGTTTAGTAATACCAGTAACAAGTCCCCAAGCGATATATTCGCGGATCAAACTATGTCTTTAGTTAAAGACGTTGTTAACAATGGGTTTGAGACAGTTTTTACTGAAGATGGTAAACTTGTTGAGGGTTATCCCGGTGACTTTAGTAAAAAAGCTGTTGACTTTGCTTACAACTTGTGGGATGACGGAACGTTGCATGACGGTAAGAGTATAGGTTTTAAGGCTAAAGTTGCTTTAAGTGAAAGTTTTTCTAACGAAATCAAAGAAACTTACAAGAGCGATGGTAACCTAAGAAACAACGAAGCTGCGTTAGATAGATTATACGAAGCTGTTTCTGTGCTAACAACAAAGCTAGGACCAGAAGTTATGGACGCTATAGGTTTTGAAATCGCTGGTTTCAAAAACAGGGTCATGGACTCTCCTAAGCTTAAAAGAGACGGAACTCCTGGACGGTTTTACGAGCGCCTTCAAAAGCTATCTAAAAGAGTCAGGGAAAGTGTAGGTGCTTCACTTCCTTTTGGATTAGATTTAAAAGGCGTTTCTATAATGAACAAAAACGCTGGAGCAAAAAGCATATTTGGTAAGGTACAGAAAATACTAAACGAAGATATAACGCGAGATGCTAAGCTTGTAAAGCTTGCTGAGTTACAACCTGAGATAGATGCCGCAAACGAAGCTAATATAAAGTTAGCTAAACATATATCAACTGTTTTAATTAATGGTGTTAGAGATGGCTCTATTGATCAGGTTTCAGCGCTACACTTATTGCAAGCACAAACAGGTATTGTTAACGGGTTTAGAGGTTTATCTAGGTTAGATTTAATAACAGTTTTAGATGGGTCTCAAAAACCTGGAGAAACACACCCGCACTATAAGAGGATATATAGAGAGCTGTCTAAAACAATGCCTAAAGACCAAGCTAAGATAGAGGCTATTAAACGTACTGGAACAAAAGGCGAGCACTTAGCCCCAAACTCTAACACCATGTTTGAGATAGCTGAGTTATTCAACAGCAGCGAAACAGCTACTGAACTAGAAAACAAGCTTACTAATATATTTAGAGGTCACTCTCAAATGCACACTACCATAGACCTAACAAAGGTTATGGACAAAAAGGGAGGTGAGACTAACGATACAGACTTTAACAGAGTTAAATTCTTAGACCAAGTAGATATTAACTCAACTGTTAGGGCGGATGGAAAGAGCTTCATAGAGGTTCTTGCTGAAGTTGAAATAGCTAAAGAGGTTTCAAAGATGAACCTAGCTATAGATCAAAGAAACGAGAGCACTAAGCTTATGGACCAAGCTATTAAAGCATCTCGCTCTAGCACTAAGCCTAAAGGTATAACAGTGTTAGACTTTGATGACACGTTGGCTACAACTAAGTCTAATGTTATAGTCACACCTCCAGACCCCGCAACTATCCCTGGTAAACGCCGCACAAAGAAAAGCAAAATCTCCGATGAGTATGCGGTGACTCCGGGCAAGGATAAGTTTTATAAGAGTGATTCTTATTTAGACCCAGCTCCTGTAGATCCTGCCCCAGCACCTGGTTCAAGAGAACTAAAGGATATAATAGGCAAGGACCTATCAGTAGGTGGGACTTTTTATGCCGCTAAACCTTTTAAACTGAGTGCTGAAGAGTTTGCTAAGCACGGTAGCGAGTTGCTAGCGCAAGGGTATAAGTTTGATTTTTCTGAATTCAACAAGGTTGTTGACGGCAAGACGGCGCCATTATTTAACAAAGCTATGAAGCTTTCTGGAAAGTTCGGAACAGAGAACATGTTTATCCTTACAGCTAGAGCGCCTCAATCAGCAAAAGCTATTAAACAGTTTTTAGATGCGCAAGGTTTAAAGATACCTCTTAAAAATATTACAGGTCTAGGTAAGTCAGAAGCTTCGGCTAAAGCTAACTGGATAGCGGAGAAAGTGGGTGAGGGTTACAATGACTTTTACTTTGCTGACGACGCTATGCAAAACGTCAAGGCGGTTAAGGATATGCTTGATCAGTTTGATGTAAAAGGTAAAGTTCAACAAGCGAGATTAAAGTTTAGTAATTCTGGCCCTAAGAAGATGTCTGATATAATAGACGAAAGTCAATTAGACCTTAATAAGATACTAGAGGAAACTAAAGGTGTAGGTAAAGACAAAAGATTCTCAGCTGCAAAAGCTAGGCAGCGTGGTAAGAACAAAGGTAAGTTTAAGTTCTTTGTTCCACCTTCAGCAGATGACTTTGCTGGGTTGATGTATTCGTTTATGGGTAGAGGTAAGCAAGGTAATAAGCACCACGCGTGGTTTAAGGAAAACCTATTCGACCCGTTCTCAAAAGGCATGAGACGCCACAAGATGGTTCAGCAGCAGGTGGCCAATGATATGAAAAACCTTAGAAAGGCTATGCCTGACGTAAGGAAGAAGCTAGGTAAAAAAGTACCTGGCACAGAGTACACACACGAGGATGCTATAAGAATATACAACTGGAGCCAAGCGGGTCTTGATATACCTGGGTTATCTCAAGCTGACGCTACAGCTTTGATAAACGCGATTGAGTCTGATCCTAAGCTTCAAGCATTTGCACAAGGTGTTAATTCTATAAGTGAAACTCCGGGTGGCATGGTAGAACCTGGTCCTCACTGGACAGGAGGTAATATAGCTTTAGATTTAAAAGAAGCGTTAGACAACGCTAGGGGTAATAACCTTAGGCAATGGGTGGAGAATAAAAATATTATATTCTCTGAAGCTAACATGAATAAGATAGAAGCTTTGTATGGCTCTAACTTTAGAGAAGCGTTAGAAGACAGTCTATACCGTATGGAAACTGGTAGCACGCAGAACGTGGGTAAAGATAGGTTGTTAAATAACTTTACAGCTTGGATACACGGTTCTATAGGTACTACTATGTTCTTGAATGCTAGGTCAGCCATGTTGCAGATGATCTCTAATGTTAACTTTGTTAACTGGAGTGATAACAATATGCTTAAAGCTGCTGGTGCATTTGCTAATCAAAAGCAGTATTGGAAAGACGTGTCTATGATATTCAACTCTCCTTTCTTAAAGCAAAGAAGATCTGGTATTCAGACAGATGTTAACGCAGCTGAGCTTCTAGCTCAAATCAAGGATTCTAAAAACAAAATGAAAGCAGCTGTAGCTTACTTGCTACAACTTGGTTTTACCCCTACACAGATTGCGGATAGTTTAGCCATCGCAACAGGTGGCGCTACGTTTTACAGGAACAGAATTAAGACATACCTAAAAGATGGTATGTCCCAGGTTGATGCTGAAACAAAAGCCTTTGAGGATATGATGGAGATAGCGGAGGAAACTCAGCAATCCACTAGAGCAGATAAAATATCTCAGCAGCAAGCTTCTCCTATTGGTAAGTTTATACTAGCTTTCCAGAATACACCTATGCAGTATAACAGGTTGATTAAAAAAGCGGCGCAAGATCTAGTCAATGGTAGGGGTGACGTAAAAGCTAACGTATCTAGGATTGTTTACTACGGTGGTATTCAAAACTTAATATTCTATGGGTTGCAAACCGCGTTGTTTGCAGCTTTATTCAGCGATGACGAAGAGGACGAAATAACGGCTAAAAAAACAGAAAGAGTCATGAACGGCATGGTTGATACCTTGCTACGTGGCTCAGGCATCGCTGGCGCCGCTGTGTCAACTGTTAAAAATGTTATTCTAAAGTTCATGAAGGAGAGCGAAAAGATGAATGACGATAAGTACTATACGGATCCTGACTGGGGCAATGTAGTTATAGAGGGTCTTAATATATCTCCGCCTATAGGTATTAAGGCTAGAAAAATTTATAGCGGCCTTAAAACATGGGAGTACAATAAAGATGTCATAGATCACATGAGTAAGACAGATCTAGATAATCCTATATACGATGCTATTTCTAGTGTAACAGAGGCAGCAACTAACGTGCCTTTAAGTAGAGCTTACAGTAAGTATCAAAACATATCAGAGGCACTGAACGCAGAGCATGAGGCGTGGAAAAGAATAGCTATGCTATTGGGTTGGAACAAATGGAGTTTTGGAATTAAAAACCAAGATGTAGTTACAGCTAAAAGCGAGGTTAAAGAAATAAAAGCTGAAGAGGCTGAGGAGAGAAAGGAGATGAAGAAGCTTGCCAAAGAAGTTGAAAAGCAAGCTGAAAACGAGGTTATTGAAGAAGACAACTTGTTAGATCAGCGAGAAGAAAGAGAGCAAAGTCAAGAAGATATAAAATGTGCGGCGGTTACCAGCTCAGGAAAGCGCTGTGGTAAGAAAGTTAAAGGTGACGGAAACTACTGTACTATACACGAAACCGTTGAGGCAAGAAAGGATGGTAAAAAAATACAGTGCGCTCACATTAAGCCAGATGGTAAAAGGTGTAAAATGAAAACAACAAATAAATCAGGTAAATGCTACTATCACGATTAACATTAATAACAGCAATGATGCTGTCCTGTTTAATATGCTCAGGACAAGGTTTAAAAAAAGCGTTTAAGTTCTCTACGTTTTACACTGCTGTTAACGGAGGCAACTCTGTTGCTGATCAAACAGTGTGGTCTGTGGGTAATGGTTTAAACTTTACTAACATAGAAACTCCTTACGACTACAGTCTTACAATGGGTGTTCGTAAAATAGCTAGGTTTGGATACGAGAACAGAGCACAAACCTTCTATGATGGAAGTGAAACATCATGGGCAGACGGAGCTAATGTAGGTAAACGTAATGGCTTAGAGTTTTTAGCTGAGGTTAAATACAAAAGACAAATGGGTCAAGAGTTTCTTGATCAAAACCATTTCCTAAGATATGTAGGGGATAAGTACATTGTTAAAGGAGAATATCTACAAGATGGCTTTGCAGATATATCTTACTTTGAGATCTCACAGAGATACAGGCAGAAGATAGGTGAGAAGTTTTCTTTTAATATAGGTATAGCTCAAAGAGCTTCTGAGCCGTATGGTTACAACCCGCTAGCTGAGTGGTCATTGAATAACAATGATATACACTACACATACTTAGCTTTACAAGAGGGTTACACAGTGGACGTACCTAACAACGAATACTTTTCTCCTGATGGAGAAAGCGTAGCTACAAGTACAGAGGTGTGGGAGGCGGTTGTTATACCTGAGGTTATATCTGACTATGTAGACAGGAAAAGATCAGGGCTAGACAAACTGATACAACACTCTGTCATAGCTGGGTTTGACTACTACCACTACACAGATGACTTTTGGTTGCACGCTTGGGGTAACGTTATGCCCTACCATTTAGACAGCGGAAATGAATTTATGTATCACAACTCTGTAGGTGGGCAATGGCTTGATTATTCAGGTGGGGCAATAGTTGGGTACAGGTATAATAAACATTTAGGATTATTCTTAGAAGGTAAATATAACAAGTACTGGAATAGAGAGTGGTACAACTTTAAGTGTGGTGTAAATTATGTAATCTTTTAAGATATGGCTAAAGATGGATACGAAGGACCTCTAAAAATTACAGAGGAAGCTTACGCAAGGCGTAACAGAAAAATGAGAAAGGATAATCCTGGTATGGCTAGCAGAAAAACTAGTGGTACTCATCCTGATAGAGTTAAGTTTGCCTGTAGGTTTGGAGCTCAAAACCACCCTATGAAAACCGCTAAAGGAGAGCCGACTCCTTACGCTATGGCATTAAAAAAATGGGGTTTTGGTAGCGCGCAAGCTGCTAAAAACTTTTGCAAAAAACATAAAAAGAAAAAGTAATGGCTTTTAAAATGAAAGGTATTCCACACTTTACTAAAAATAAAGAGGAGTGGAAAGGAGCAACGCATAAAATGGATGACGGATCGTTGCACACGGGAAAGACTCATAACAAGGACAGTAAAAAGCTCTTTCACAAAGGTGATTCCGCTTTAAGAAAACGAGGTCTATGGGACAACATACATGCTAAAAGAAAACGCGGTGGTAAAATGCGTAAAAAAGGAGATCCAGGAGCTCCAACAGAAAAAGCAATAAGAGACTCTCAATAAATAAAACATGGCAAAGCAAATAAGTGAGGACACTAAGGTAACATTAGACCTCAAGACGATTGGAATAGCGGGTGCAGGGTTAGCTGCTTTAATAGGGATGTGGTTTGCATTACAAGCTGATATAGCTCTGGCTAAAGAATTACCTGAGCCTACACCACCAGAAATTTCACGTATGGAATTTGATATGAAGGATAAGCTAGTGCGCCAAACTATTATGACAACTCAAGAAGACGTTAAGGAATTGAAAGATGACTTAGATCGCATTGAAGAGAAAATAGACAAACTAAAATAAAATATTATGAGACTTAAAATAGGCTTCAAGACGGCTTTGCAGGTGTATCTTATATTGTTTTTAGCTGCGATGTTCTTTGCTAGCAGTGCTAAAGCACAGAACCCTTGCAACAGTGATATATGTGTAGTACAGTTTAACGCTAGTTGGAACGGATCTAATAGTGTAGAATACCTAGATAAATTGACTGAGTGTAACGTAATGAACGTTAGTATCGACGAAGGCACGTGGCAGAAAGACTTTGGTATTGTTGTTGTACCTACTATTATAGTTTTTAACGGCAAGGAAGTCGAAAGGTTTCAAGCTAACATCATGATGCAGATGGAGGCTACAAAGAAAGATATACAAGGCGTTATAGACGAAATTATATATAGCGATTTTTAACATGAAGAGTTTTTTATTATGTTTATTTTTAATACCACTAACGTTTCTAACTCAAGAGAGTTGGGTTAACGTAGTTGTACAAACAGATCAGTATGGAGGTGAGACGACTTGGGAGATATATCAAGATAGTCAACTAGTAGCGGTATCACCGCCTTACCAAAACAATTCTTACAACGAAACCTTAGTTGAGTTACCCGTTGGGCAATACAACTTAGTTGTGTACGACGCTTTTGGTGATGGTATATGCTGTGACTTTGGACCTGGTTATTTTGGTTTAACAAACTCTTGTGGATTAGATACGTTTGTATATGACTTTAACACTCCGCAGGCTACTGTATTTTTTGAGCTAACAGAATGTGAGCAACCTGTATATGGGTGTTTACAGCCTAACGCTTTAAACTACAATCCATGGGCTAACACCCCAACGCCGTGTAACTTTCCGCCAATGCCATGTGGTGAGGGTCAGACAAACATACTTTCGTTTTTCACACCTGATAGTTACCCAGCAGAAACAAGTTGGGAGATAACTGTTAACGGTGACTCGCTAACGTCTGGTGGTGGTGGTACAACTGGTATAACTGAACCCACGTATCACTGCGTGAACGAGGGTGATACAGTTGTAGCTAGTATATACGATTTATATGGAGATGGTATGTGTGGTACTTGTTGGGGTGGAGTAGATGGGTTTTTTAACGTAACAACACTATGTGGGGATAGTATATTTATGGCTGGTGGTACAATGGAGTTTGATACATTATACTCAGAGCCCTATGTAGTACAACCTTGTGCGCCCGCGTTCTTAACAGGATGTACAGATAGTTTGTTTGTAGAGTATAGCCCTAATGCACAGGTTAACGATGGAAGTTGTGTGACTGAGATAGCTTTAGGTTGTATACAAGAAGATGCTCTAAACTACGATCCACTAGCTAACACTATGGAAACAGAAAGCATGTGTAGTTATGATCTCGTTATAACAGATGGCGGGGCTGACGGGTGGTTTGGTAGTTGGCTAGGGTTTACACAAGGTGGTAACTTGTATGGTCCATATCAAATGGGACCTGACGACGGGTATGAAGAAACGTTTGAGGTAGCTTTAAACTCTAATGAAGAGGTTAAGGTTTACTTCTTTACAGAAGGTAACGCGGAAACTACAGCTGCTCAGTGTGGGTTTAGATTAGAAGGTCCTAACGGTATTATAGCTCAGAGTGGAACTAACCCTTGGACAGATAGGTTGAAAAAATTTCCGTTCTCTTACAGTGCTACGCCTACATGTTCTAACTACTGCATTGCTCCGGTACTTGGTTGTGTTGACGTTGAAGCTTGTAACTTTGATACCTTAGCAAACGTAGACCACGGATGTGTCTACCCTATAGAATACTACGACTGTGATAACCTGTGTAACAGTGATATAGATAACGACGGTGTGTGTGACGAGCTAGAGATAGTGGGTTGCATGGATCAAACCGCTTTTAATTATAATGAGTTAGCTACAGATCCAGCTGACTGTGAACCACTAATATTCGGATGTACAGATGCCACGCAGTATAACTATAACCCAGAAGCTAACACGGACAACGGTAGCTGTATTCCTTACATTGACGGTTGTACTGATAGCAATGCCTTTAATTATGATCCGCTGGCTACTGCTGACAACGGCTCGTGTATTGAAATCGTGGAAGGGTGTGCCGATCTTCAAGCGTACAACTACGAAGTCCTAGTTAATATACCAGACCCAGAGTCTTGTTTATACGAAGCTGTAGGTTGTGTCACCGGTTTAGGTGAGCCATATGGAGATGGTTATTGGCTCAACGATATGTGCTTCGCTTGGTTGATTCAAGCTGACCCATATTGCTGCGAAGAGGAGTGGGATAACACATGTCAAGAGACATTTGATTACTGCTCCGCTACTGGTATAGAAGCTATACTAGCTAGAGATGATTTAGTGATGTACCCTAACCCAGTTGGTAACGTACTTAACATAAATAAAAACGTTGATCTAGACGTGTTCGATTCTGCAGGACGTGTTATCGTATCTAAAACAAATATAAACGCGATAGACGCATCTCTATGGGATCCAGGGATGTACACAGTGCGGATTGTTTGGAACAACCGAATTGTAATCAAAAAGATTATTAAATAATGAAGTGGATCGGTGCTCATGTTATAGATAGGGACGTTAGGTTTAACACCGTAAATTTGTACCTACCAGGTGGTATTCAAGACGCGGGCTCAGACACGGATAAATTTTTAGTATATGGCGGACAAGGTCTCTTGGGTTATAGAACCGGGGCGGAGGTACTTTCTGATATAGGTGGCTTACCTACGTCTACAAATATACTAGCATTTGACGGTTCAACTGCCAATGGTGTTTGCACTTTTAAAGATGCAGATGAGATATCTGTTGAGTCAACGCTAACTTTTGACGCATCATCAAGTCCAACGTTGACTATGGGTGCGGATGACAATGGTAGTTCATTTATAAGAAGGCTAGCTCATAGCGACGGGGCTGGCGGCATACTACAGGTTGAAGCTGGAAGCGCTACGATTGGACAAACAAACCAAGCGGGTGGAGCCTTAAGGCTAGCTGGCGGTCAGTCAACTGGATCTGGAGCTGGAGGAAGCGTAACGCTTTTTACGTCACCAGCAGGAGGTAGCGGTGTGAGTTTGAACGGCTATACTAACTCTTGGGTGTTTGGAGCTGATGGATCTTTTACAACCGAGGGTGGTATTACAACAGGCACAACATCATTTGTTAATGCAAGTGGTGTAGTACAGGTTGCTACTCAAGGCACTATTGATCACGATTCATTGGCAAACTTTTCAGCTGACGAGCATTATACTCAAGCTAATATCGTGGCTACAGGTACTATAGCTAGTGGGACATGGGAAGGCACGGATATAGGTGTGGCTCACGGCGGAACAGGTTTATCAACTGTTGGTACTAATGAAATATTAACAGGTAACGGGACGGGGGCTTTAACATCTGAAGCTAATTTAACTTTTGCATTAGATCGTTTAATCATTGGTGCTGATGCTGAAATAACGCCTCAGATAAGATTTAGAAACGACGAAAATACTGTCAACATTGGGGTGTCTGACTCTTCTGACAACTTAATTAGCGGCTCAGCAGACGGAGACTTTGTTATTAACTGTACAGGAGATCACAACGTTTTATTTGGTCAAAACAATGCAATAGCCGCAAAAATAGACACTGACAGTAATTTTAATATTAACCGCAGATTTACTGTTACAGGTGACACGGACGGAACATACGAAGGGGATGTAGTGTATTTTGGTGGGACAACATCTATGACAGTTGGGACTATATACCACTACAAATCTGACGGCACGTGGGAGGTGGCAAACGCTAACGCAGCGGCGACATCTGATGGTTTACTTGGTGTGGCTTTAGGTGCGGCTTCTGATACTAATGGAATGCTTTTAAGAGGTATGGTTACTTTAGATCATGACCCTGGAGCAGTTGGAGACGTTTTGTATTTAAGTAACACTAATGGGGACGCTTCATCCACAGCCCCGTCAGACAACAACGATATAGTAAGAGTAATAGGATACTGCTTACACGCGTCAAATGGCCAGATTTGGTTTAACCCAGACAATACGTTTGTAGAAGTAACAGCATAATGCCTACTTTAAATGTAAATAGGCAGGGTGTTGGTACAGGAATTTCTAACGGTAACTTTAATACAGCTAGGACAAACGCGGCTTCAGCTGTTACAGATGGCATTACAGGCGAGTTTGATGTTCAGTACTTTGCTACAGGTAGAACAAAGAGATTCAAAAGAGTTTTTCTACATTTTGACACAAGTGGAATAACTGGAACTGTAAGCGCAGCACACATAGACATAAATGGAGGTAGTGTAGCCAATGCTGATCCTAATGATACCATTATGATAAAAAGCACCGCTTTTGGCGGTGACGGTGGGACAGCTTTAGCTACCTCAGATCATTTTAGTTCGTTAGATTACAGCACGGCATACTCTAGTGAGTTAACTACTTGGTCAACAGGTAATAATGAATATACTTTAACAGCGGCAGCTTTAGCTGATATAAAAAACAACGATCACTTTACTTTAGCTATAGTAGATCACGATAACGACTACGCTAATTCAGCTACTACAGGAGTTGCTGATGTTACCATAGACTTTGATGTAACGATAACCTTGGATTACACTTTAGCCGCAACCGGGTATAGCCATGATATAAACGGTGTCGCAGCTGCTAGTATAGGAAAAGTAATAAGCGTGGCGACAGCTAATATAGGAAAAATAAATTCAGTAGATTAAAATGGAATACGGATTACACCATATAACGTCAGCAACAACAACCACGTTGATACCTATACATGGATCAGGTGGAGCTATTAAATCGATAAGTATAGCCAACCAGCACGACACAACTGCAGCGCATGTAGACTTATATTTAGATGACGGTACAAATACATCGTATATAGTAAAAAGCGCCTTGATATATTCTGGAACTGCCATGGTTTTAGATCACAACATATCTTTTGACAATTCAGTACTAGGATTAAAACTAACCACTGTTGGAAGTGGTTTACCTATATCAGTAATTATAAAATAATGTACACAAGAGAACAAATTAAAGAGGCTTTAGAAGCTAAAGGTTATAAGTTTTTTGAAGAAGGAGACTACAACGTGAATATCGTTGGAATAAGAAACTCTGAAACAGAAGGCAAAGTCACAAACAGATTCGATGACTTAATGACGGTGTCGTACAAGATCGACGGAGAGTGGCAGTATCACGAGTTTGATTGCACTACAGACCCAGGCACTCATTGGGTTGACAATTGCGCTTACTCTAAAAAAGGGGTGGCTATACTTAGGCCTGATCAATACCGCAAGTCACACAAAATTAGAAAGCACCTAGGGCAATACGAAGCTTTAGGACAGCAAAATCCTGTTACAGTGTATAGAGATCCAAATAAGGATGCGGTGTATGACCTTAACGAAGACACCACTCAAACAGGTTTGTTTGGTATTAACATTCACAGGGCTTCAAAATACGCGGGTAAGAAATCCACCCGAATAAACAAGTGGTCTGCTGGTTGTCAAGTGATTGCAGCTAATGATGATTGGACTAAATTTATGAAGATCATGAGAAAAGCTAGACTTATCTGGAGCAACAACTTTACATACACTTTAATAAATTCTAAAGATATTACATGAAGTACATATTCGCATTAATATTATCAATGACTTTTACTGGTTTATTCAGCCAGTGTAACCAACACGTATTCACCTCAGTAGGTGCCACAGAGTGGACGAGCTTTGAATACGTAGATTGTGATGGAGAAGATCACGCTTTTGGTTTACCTGCAGGAGGATATACTATAATATTCTGCGCAGACATAGGTACAGCTTTTGCTTTAAACGGAGATGGGTTTGTATATCCATTAATGACAGAGCATCCTAACTACGCATCATGTGCGCAACCTGTTTGTCAGGGGGACTTCGATGAGGATGGTGTAGTGGGAGTAAGCGATTTACAAGTGTTTTTATCAAACTACGGAGCATGCGATTAAATTTACTTGGCATACTATGGATCTTATATAGTATATTTATATTCAACAATAGCGCCTATGGCCAATGTGATGTGGCTATAAGTAACTGGGATGCGCTGACGGGTGATATTCTTGTTGAAGCGATTAACAGTGAGAATTGTGGCTGCAATGAATTTACAACTGAAGGCAACACATGTGAAAGTAGCGCTAGTTCTCATGTAAATAATAACGAAACGGTATCTCATATAGTTTTAGGGCTGCACGTGGAGGGGTTGGATTATAACTGGATGGATTGTTTAACAGGTGTTAATCATCCAGGTTGGACGTTTAAAGTTTTTACTCTTTATGGTAATCAAACTCTTAGCAATGGTGATACTTGGGGTGCTAATGTTTATGATACAGGGGCAAGTACAAATGATTGTTGGGCAGAACTATTATCTAACGATACGCTATGTACTGAGTTAGTTGTGTGGCAGATTAATTTATCTCGCACAGCTTTTATAGCTGACGGAGGTTGGGCGCTGAATCCAGGGTTTAACCAAACGCAGAACTACCCTGACGTTGATCTTTCTAATAACACAGCCGTTAACTGTGCTCTACCTACGTGCGACCCTGTTTACATATACGAAACCGACACGATAGTGTTATATGATACTATCATAGAATATGTCACAGACACTGTTATTGAATACGTGGACGTTGAGTGGATAACAACCGATACGCTGTATATAACTGAAGTTGACACGTTAATTGAATATGTCCAATTACCTACAGATACTGTACATGAGTATATAACTGACACTATTACGTTAGTAGAAACTGAGTATGTTGATGTTATAGTAGATAACTACGTTTATATTACTGACACTATAATAGAGTTTGTAGCTAGCACTGTTTATATCGACTGTGAAACAGGAGAGGAGTGTGGCACCTCAAGCCCTTGTGACGAGACTTCTATATACGCGCCTAATGTTGTCACGCCTAACGATGACGGGTGGAACGACACGTGGCAGGTAATTGCTGACGGAGCTTGTTGGGCTCAGTGGGAGGTAAGAGTGTACAATAGATGGGGTGGGCTAGTTTGGATCAGCGCGTCTAACATAGACGCGTGGGAAGCTAATGTAGCTACAGGTGTTTATGTATATACAATAACAGCGCACAGCGCGGTAAATACAAGTGTATTTGAATTTAACGGTACACTAACAGTACTATATTAATTAAAAGTAACTATGGCAATACCAACAGATAGTTTTGTAAAAGTACAGTCCGCGGACACGCCGACAAAGGAGATAACATCTATTAGGAAGCAACCTAATGTGTCTTATCATACTATAGGCGCTATTGTTGCAGATGTTGTTGCAGCGGCTAACGTCTCAGCTACGGGTGATTTTGATACCGTAGCCTCCATGAAAGCTGGGACATTAGCAAATGGAGATGTCGCTAGAACAAAGGGCTACACTACCATAGGTGATGGTGGTTTGTGTGTGTACAACATAACAGATGCCGATCCTGGTGGAGTAGAGCACGTTATAACACTTAACAATGGTAAATACGCCACAGCTCAGTTTAACGGCGCTACAGTACCGCAACAGTGGGGCGTTGTGCATGACGCGTCTGGTTCTGCAGCAGCGAATGTAACTGCATTGAATGCTATGTTCCAGTATCAAAGAACCCATTTGTGTGTAGTTCACTTTTTAGGAGGGGATTATTATGTTAATGACACTATCACTCTACCAACTTACCTTAACGTAGGTAATAGAATACCAGAAGACTCTTACGTTATAAACTTCAACAGCGCGGTTCTTAGACCAACAGTCGCTGACAAGGTTGTACTTCAAAGACCAGAGGTTTCAGCTGCAGAAAGTGGTAGTCTTAAAATAACAAACTTAACAGTAAACGCTAATAGTCAGTCAGGCTGTACAGGGCTTCAGATTATATCTTCTTTCTCTTCTTTAGTATCTGGTTGTCATTTTATAGGTTTAGCTACAGGTTTAGATTTACAGTTCGGGTTAGCTACGCACGTAGAAGGCACGAGATTTACTAGTTGTTTACTAGGTACTAATTGTAGGAATACAGTAGGGGCCGGCTCCAATAACAAACAAAGCAATAGAACAAAGTTCGATAACTGCAGGTGGTACGCACCAAATAATTCGAGTGCAGACTATCAATTAAGAGTTGAACATAGTTCTGGTATAAATGTTGTGGATTGTATATTTGAAGGGCATCATACTTCAGAGGCAGATATATATGTGGACGCAACAGCTACCACAGTTAAAGATATTTCTATACAAAGAGTCCACGTAGAGTCTGTAGACTCAAGCCATTCAGGTGATAATGTTTTTCTCGAAGTCGACGGTAGTGGAGGAGGAGCTCCTTTTGTGAAAGTTATAGATATATACCAGCAAGATCCAGGCACCCCGGGTCGAACTATGGTTAAAGCTACGGCTTGTCAAGTAACGTTTTCTTCGTCTTGGTATCAAGATATAAAAATGGAAAACATTGGGTCAAAATGGGATTTCCCTGATAGACTTAAAAACTACTATATGATAGCGGGTACACCACAAATCGACTGGGACACGTCAGGTTCGGGTACTATACCTACTGCTTTACATATTGAGCCTGATCTAGTAGATCTGCACGGTATAAGTTCTGGTAGAGGCTGGAGCCTAATGGGTGACAGCAGTAAGGGCACTTATTCTTTAAAGTCATACATAAATAGGGCTGAATACGAAAAAGTATATGATGGGGATGCTGCTACTGTAGCTAGTAACCTATCTCACTTTAAAATAAGTTGGAATGGCTCTTACTTTATATCAGCGAAAGGTAGCGGAACAGGCGCTGTTCGACACTTTAGTTTTTTTAATGATGTAGGTGTGCAAAACAGGTTGTATCTCACCAACGGTGATAATGTTGATGATGGAGCAGGGGGAACGACGATAACTAGATTTGATCATACATACCAAACAAATATACACCACCATCCTCAGTATACGGATAACTATATGTCTTTGAATTTACCTGGAGGCAATAACTATACAGGTACTAAAGCAATAACATTTCCAAATGCGACTGGAGACTTAACGGCTTATACAGGGACAGCAGCTCCTGCACATAATGGCACTGGGGCAAAAGGTGAAATTAGGTATAACGGTGGTAAAGTATATATATGCGTAGACACCGACACGTGGGTTAGAATAGCCGCTGATACTAGTTGGTAGAAAATATAAGAGAAATAAAAAAGGGGATAGCCATTACGGTTATCCCCTTCTTTGTTTTAGGTGGTTACGGTTTATGTGACCTCACACGATCCACCTGAGCAAGCTAGCTCACCAGAAAGATCAGTGTTGTCGTCTAGCTCAGTAATATTAGATAAATCAATATTGTTTAGAGACTTAACCATTTCATCAAACTTAGCTTTAGTTATATCTTCAAACGGAGCCTGAGTATACGTACCGCCGTTGTAAGGTAGAACAGACAAACCGTTATATGAATGCCTGTTTGTCCACATCCACTCTCCAGCTTTGTCCCATTCGTTTTCTTTTAAACTAACGGTAGCAGAAACATTGTGAGTGTTAGACCCTGTTCTATGACCTGGTGCAACCCAGTCTGTAGAAACTTTCTTGACTCTTTCAAATAAATCAAATGCAGACTCGGTTCTTACAATGCAGCCTTTAGGAGCAGCTTGAGGTACGCTTATCACAGCTGTATCATGAGCTCTAAAAAATTCATCTTCAACAAGCTCAGGATGGTTCTTAGATAGGTAACTGTATATAGCCTCGTTCTTTCCTACGCGCAATCTACGGACATAGTATTTATTATGCCAAGCATGAATACCCGAAGATGTTCCTAGCACCAGAGATGTCGTCCCTGCAGGCTTAACACACGTTGTACGCGCGGCTTTGTTTATACCTATAAGCTTCGCAACCCTAACGTTTTCACGTTTAACAACGTTAGCAGCTTGAACCATATCTAGGTTCATAACTTTGTTAGAGCCTATACCTGTCATCGACACACCGATCAAAGCATCCTTCTCAGTTGTGTCTTTCCATATCTCGCGTAAGTAGTGAAAGTCCGTGTAGCCAGCCTGTAAAGTACCTATAAAAGCAGCTGTTTCAACTCTGATGTTTAAATCTTGCTGATCAACTATATCAGAAACATTAACCTCACACAGGTTACAGAACTGATAAGCTCGTAAAGCTATTTCACAACAAGGGTTAGTGCCCCAGTCTTTATCGTTATTAAGGTATATACCTGGTTCACCAGCGCCTGATGCTTCAACACGTTTCCACAGGTCCATGAAAAACTCTTTAGTGACCTTGTGTCTCATAAGTACAGCTGAGTTGTTAGCTCTACCGCGTTGAGGGTTTAGTTCCCACCAGTTACCAGATTTACATGAGATCATCTCTTCATCCGTAGCGCTAAATAGCGATATAAGCGCCGCGCGTCTAATCCCGCCAGCCAAAACAGCGTCAGCGATATGACATACGATATCGTGCACCTCAATACTCTTAAGTTGCGATCCGTCTTCTTTAGCATCTAATATACCTTTTACTTTTACTAAACATTCTTTTAAAGGTTGTGGCCCAGGTGCTTTACCGCCTGATGTAACTAGTCTGGCTCCCTTAGGTCTTATGTCTGAGTAGTCAAACTTCAAACTCGAGCAACGTCTACCCCCAAGGTATGACTCAACTAAAACCTTAACTGCGTCAGCCCAACCTTCTATACTATCACCTATAACAAATCGCCTGTGTCTCTTGTCAAAGGGTCTAATGACATGAGGTAATCTTCCAACGTGGTGTTGCTGGACAGAATAACCCACCCCACAGCCTGAAAGCAGTAAGAACATAGTCTCACTAAAGCTGTCAATGTGATCAATGGGTAGATAACTGCAATTATACAAGCGGTTTGGAGAGATTTCAATAGGTTTACCGCTGAACTGGAGTGAACGCATTGATGGTAAAACCTTTTTATCATATACAAATTCATAGGCTTCATTTATTTCGCCCTCTAAGTCGGGATATTTCTTAATGTGCATCTCTTTATTCCTAGTGACAAGCTCGTGCCACGTCTCTCTTCTGTTAAGCTCAGGTATATACTTAGCATATTTCATATGCACTGTAATATCTGACAATATATCTCTACTTATTTGACTCATTGATTATCTCTTAAAATTGTTAAACACATATCTACAAACGGTAAGTATAACACGTGGTTAACTCTATCGTCTTGTTCGTAAGATCTAAATCCTACTATTATGCCAGGGTACCACCCGAAGCTAATTTCCCATCCTTTCATTTTTTCTTTTATTTAATATTAATTCAACTACCTTGTCACACTCCTTATGATTTTGGGGTTTATATAAAGTTACATGAGGTCTCTCAGAGTTAATGAGTTTTTTAAACATTTTCCATCTCATAGGAAAACTCTCGTTAGCTCTACCTTTTGTTTCTATTATAAAACCTTCCCCAAAGAAATCAGGGGTGTATTTTATAGGTAGTATTTTCTTTTGTCCTCGGTTTACCATGTCACCCTTGCCGTTGCCTTGTCTTTCGTAACACAACAGGTCACACATAAAACCTTCTTGCAGTATAAAACTTTCGCTTTCATATGTTGCTTTGATCTTGGACTTTTTCATAGCTTGCCACATATATCGCTCAAGGCCAGAGGCGAAGGTGATGCCATCGTACACCACCTTCTTTGACCTTACAGGCCCTCGTTTCCTACTTTTAGTTTTCTGAGTTGTTTTACGTCCCATGCTCATCTAGTTCTTCGCGTGCGGCTTGAATATACAGTATTGCATCCATAAGCTCTTCTTGTATATCGTTAAGATAACCAGCTAAGTCCTTGTGCTTACCAGTACGTTCGCTGTGTAGCGTTCTGCCATATTTTTCAAAACCTAAATCAGATCTTTCTACAAACTTATCTACTACACGTTCTACAACGGGGTCGCGGAACTTGATGACTTTGCCGCCTGGGTGACATCGATCAGCTCTCTTTGCGTTCATTATTTCTCTATCGCTCATAGTGTATCTTTTACAAATGTTCCGTTAACCATTTTACCTGTGCGTTTGCTTATAACCCTATAAGCTTCATCAATGCAAAGTTCTATTGACACATTGCCAAGCTCAGCTAGATTCGTGAGCACTACAACCATATCACCTATAGCATCTACAAACTCTACCTCGTCGTCTTTAAGAATAGCTCTACCAAGCTCTCCAGCTTCCTCCATAAGCTTCAAGTACTGAGTCTTCGTGTCGCCGCCCTTGTATAAGCCTCGCTCGTTAGCCCAAGCTCTAATTAGATCAAAACGATCTGGCTTTCTACGGCCGCTCATTCCTAAAGCACCAGAGTTTGTTAAAACTGGTTTAGCCTGACATCTATAAGAAGCCTCGCGCTCTAGATTCTCAAAATACACAGCTAAAGCTTTGTTGTACACGTAGCATCTCTTAGCATTAAACTGCGAGGGGCTTACGTTGCTCATTATCCAATCTACCGAGTCTGGTGTTAAGCAAAAAGTGCCATTGTCAGTTAGCCAAATCATACCTAGCTCATCCATTAACCTACCCTTCAGTTTGTTAACTGGGCAAGGGAACGTTGTTGTTTGCTCCGTTACATTTATATCCATATTATTAAATTTAGTTATATTATTATTTTTTATATCTTCATATCTTTGGTAGTCTACCTTATAGCCATAGTGCTTTTGAAGCTCAAGCTCTCTAGTAGATATATAGCTAATGTCCTCAGACATCTCTAGTATTTCAAATTCATCCTCAGAGTACCCTTGTTGCCTTACAACTCTCTCTTGGACATCGTTAGCTACGCCGATTTTTTTGCCTGGTATGTGGTATATGCAGTAGGTCATTGCTTTTTTCTTTTTCGGGCATTACTTATTTCTATATTCATACCATACCCTAGCGGAGAAAAGTATACGTTATCTTTGCTTTCAAACGTGTCGTGGTTGTGGTCGCCGTCGTCATAAAACGTAGTTACATCTCTAAACCTTCTCTTCTTGTCCCAAAAGTGCAGGCACATTACTTCGCCAGAGTCAACTCTAAGAGTTGTAACATCAGCCAGTGGCTCTCTATCTATAACCTCGCTGGTATCAAAGTCAAAGTTAATAATTTCATCAAGGGTTATCATGACACACAGCGTGTCTTGCGCGCTTATCGTAGCGCAAACGAGCATAAATGCTATTGTTGTTATATGTTTCATAGTTTGTTATTATATAAGTGTAAATTATGGGCAAAGTGATAGTATTCACCTACCTCCTTATCGATCCTCATAGCCACATATCTTTGTAGTTCTGAGAAACAGTATTGATCGTTACAGAAACCATACCAGAGATCGTTCGATCTCATAACCACAGACATATTAAGCTTGTTGTTTAGTATTGTAAACTGAACGGCGTAAGTGCACGGTGTATCATTTTGATAGTACCCGTCGTTTATTTCTTTAGCATCATATATGCTAATAGCCGCTTGTCGCGTTTCAGGGTTTGATTTAAGCATAGCTATAATATTGTCTAGCTGATGATTTCTTTGCCACTGCCAACCATAGTTAGAGTTAACGTTACCGTCTTCATCTGCCATACGTTTCCATATAGGAGGTATTTTACCGTATATTTCTCCTAGCTTACTTATGTTACGGTCGCCTGATAAATACCATTGCCATTCGGCTTCGGCATACTTTAGGTTCCATTTCCTTTCTTCGTTTTGAATACGGTTCGCAAGCGGGTCAATAATGGTGAAACCGACATTAAATAAAGCCCGTGTTCCAGCAAAATCAATACCGACACTACGAATCTCGTTAAGAAAATAATTATATGCTTCATCTGCTGTTAAAAATTTAGTTCTCATTGTATTTATCGTAATAGTATTTATAATAGTCGTACATCTTTCTTAAAGCTTCTTCGTCGGTGTAATCAGCTGGGTCAGTTGAAACTTTACCTTTAATCTTGATCTCCAGCATCCAACTGTTACTGCTTCTACCCCAATCAGGGCAAACTGCTATAGATATACCATTGTCCATACACCAACCAACGTGCTTGATGTTTTCTGGCATATAAGATAGCTTGCCTGGTGACCTGCCATACTTAGGTCGCTTTTTTAGAGGGAAGAATACTAATCCCATGGCATAGGTTCGTTTTCAGCGTTTTCAGTTACCTCAGGTATAAAACAACCTGATCGCGGTTCCCATTTGAAATGAGCTTCAGCACCGTTTTCACCTAGGTTCTGGAACTTAACTTTAAGAACCTTAGCCTTAACTGTTTTAGCTTCGTAGTCGCGGTGTACAAGCAGACCGTGATAGCTAGCATCGTACCATTCACCACCACCTTTAATGTTGTACATTGTAGGTTCTTCGATCTTTCCATCTTGACCTTTGTACATCTTAGTAGGGTGAGCTACGATAAACACTAACACGTCGTACTTTTTAGCAAAGATCTCTATCTTTGTTAAGTACTCCATCGTGTAACGATTAACATCCTCTGTCTTGCAGTCGACGTCTCGAACCTTATTAAAAGGATCGATCACAAGGCACTTAATACCTTTGCGTTTTACAAGCTCAGCCCCCTTACGTAGTACAGACTCAAGAGTATATCTGTCCATATCAATAAAGAAGTAGTTATCATTAACGTGATCAGCTACGCTGTTCCATTTGTTTCCACCAATGTCGGCAGGAAGAGGCATGTCTTGCCACGTCTTGCGCATTAGTTTGTGAGCGTGGAGATACGTTGGCTGATTCTCTGGTGACGCGAATGCAGTCTTCCACCCATAGTTGTTATTGTAGCCAACCACCATCTGGTCCACAAAATCCGATTTTCCAGAAGATGGAATACCAGTAACAGTAATAAACTGACCGGTGTAAGTACTAAAAATTTTATCAAAGTTAGGCAGACCAACTTGAAAGCCTGGCTTGAATCCGTTGTTAACAAAGTCTTTAAGTTCATCTTCTATATCGTATAATGTTGAAACACCTTCTAGTGGAACCTGAGAGCTACGATCTATAACATCACGTAGTTGCTTTTTTCCATACTTTAATAAATAATCATTAGCGTCTTTACAATCCTCGAAATCAACTAGGTAGCAGACTTCAGCTCCCAGACGACGGATAAACTCATGCTTAAGAGCTTGGCCAGCTTCGTCGGTATCTACAGCTAAGATAATCTTAGTCTTGTCTTCTAGATAGTCAATGCAATTATCTAAGTAATCGAGGTTGTTTGAATTTAATGTAGCTCCATTAGGTACAGAGATAACATTCTTTATTCCCGCTTCGTGCATTGCAAGCACGTCCATTTCCCCTTCAGTTATAATACAGGTATCGTAACCAACGATAGAGTTTATATTGTAAAAGACTTTTTCTGCTCCCTTGTATAGCTTAAAGTTCTTTCTACCGTCTCTATATTTAACATTGATCAACTGATCACCCATATAGTAATTAAACTGAATGGTATTCTCGTTCTTACCTGTCTGAGGCATCCACTCAGAGCCCTCTGTGACGTTTAAGTCTAGTAGAGTCTGAGGTGATACACCTCTTGTTTCAAACCACTGAACAACTTTCTTGTTCATTTTAACCACGTCCATAGGGTTATCCTCTGGTCGGCTTATAGCTGGAGGTCTTACGTAGACTTTTTCGCTATTACCTTTACGTTGGTATGTGTGCATTTGAAAACTCGTATCACAGTTGTGACAGGTACCAAGACCACGTTCCCAATCATACGACGCGCATCCCGCCTTTTGATTTTTAGGTTGCCTAGAAGACGAACACAGGGGACAAATCCCCTGCGCTGCGCCTTCTTTTAGGCTGTGTTGATTGAACTTGTCAATCAAAAATCCATTGATCTCTTCAGTACTCATCTAGAACGGCAAATCTACTTCAGCGTCAGCAACTGGTGCTTGCCTAGGAGGTGGTGGGGCTCCAGCCCCGTCGCGAGGTGCAGCATCAACATTTTCGCCGTTTGTCCATACAACCTTAACGTTACCTAAGTAAGTCTTAGCTTCCTTAGCATCTCGTTCTTCTTTACTTTGATCAACGCAAATAGGGCCTTGGTTACCAAACTGATCTAGATCATCGTTTACAGTGATCGTGATAGGTAAATACTTACCCTTCTTACCAGTTATGATCTTATCCTTGGGCACGTTGCTTAGGTTGATACTTGCTTTTATAATACTTGCCATTACTTAATTGTAGCTAATTTGTTAAACATATTTCTCATCTGGTCTTTTGTGGCGCCAGATACTCGCCTTAGGTTGTCTACTACTTTTAAATGCGATTGCTTTGAATAAAAGTTATTAGTACTTGTAGTTACGCCTGTTACATCGCAGGTCTTTTTCATTGTTCTTCCCATGGTTTTAGGTTTATAGGGTTGTTGTTGTTAAGTGTTGCTTGTGATCGAAATTCTCATCCTTGTAGAATAAGTCGTACAGCTCACTAGCTTTCTGTACTTTTTCCTTGCCTGACTTATAGAAGTTAGGTGAACAGTCAAACAGACCGATCTGATGGGTGTTTTTATCGATAGCTATAAATAGCATATCGTAACCAAACAGGTGTCTGTAAATATAGGCTTGGCTGTCATAGTTGAACTTTGACGCAGACCAGCGAAATTTATCTATATCGCCTGTAGTCTTTAAATCAATAACGAGTTTTTCATCGTGATTAACTATGTCAGCCTTACCTTTCCACATGTTGTCATATAACCTGACAAGACCTGGTTCCTCGTATTGGACATTACCCAAAGCTGGTTGGATAAGGTCCCTGCATATATCATTTGCCATCATCTTGTCTACCATTTTTTCGATCATATCAACTTCGTGTTGCAACAAGCAAACCTCTCCACCAGATATCTCTTTATACTTTTTAGTGTTGCGAGTGGTTGCTTCTATGATTTTAAATGACTTAAGTTTGTCAGGTTCTAATATAGCTGTGTGAAAATATCCTCCGACCTTGAAGTTTGTGTTATCTGGTGTCTTGTCAAATAACGCCATAGGATTCTTAAGTAACTTACTTATGTGTGAGTTGCTTAAAAACTGGTTACCAAAATCACCGTAGTAATCTTCGTCAACTCTTAGTCGTTCTATTATCTCTTGTTTATTCATGACCTTCTAATGCTTCTTCTTGTGCCTTAGTAAGGGCATACTTTGTTTTAATCGCTGCGAGTTTTCCTCCATTTTGTAAGTATTTTTTTGCGTGTTCAAATTGATCCGCGTTAATTTTTGGCTTCTTAGGCATTGAAGCTTTTAGATTATCTAGCACTGTTGATTGTTTCCCGTGCTTATTAGATGCGTCTGCGTCTTCAGTATCGTCTATTAGTAATAGATTACCTAACGCGTACTTTTTTCCGTAAGTACTTGCGGCACCGAACTGTTGAGATGTCTGCATGCCTTTTTGATTCAGGTCGACACCTACAATAGCTGTTGCGGAGATTAGATCTTCTCCATCCGTGAAAATTGCTGTGGTTTCGAGCATTGGTACAGGTTGTAGTTCCACTATCCTCTCTTGAATAGTTACTGTTACATCGAGCTCGATGAGAAACGGTTTTATCGCTTCTAGTATATCTTCGCTTTTGCGAAAATAATATTTGCCAAACGAGTTGTAGCTAGACTTTTTAGCTTTTAGCTTAGTCTGGACTTGGGCTAATTTATTGTTTAATTCCTTCATATGGTATGTGGTTTGTATATATATAATTACACGTTTTTATTGTTATTTACACGAGTAAACTACAGGAAGTCAATCACTTGCGAGTAATCTACAGTGTTTATTAACTTATCTATAGCTTGGCGTTTTAGCTGCGAAACACGCACGTAAGCGCTGTCTCCTCTGATGTTTAATTTGTTAGCTATTTCTTTAGCTGACATCTTATCACAGTGTAACCCATAGCTAAGTATTATAACCTCGGCCTCTCTATCTGTTAGATGCACGTGTAGCAGGCTCAGAAGATAAGCCGTTAAGAGATCTGGGTTGTAGTTTTTAACGTCGTCAGGTACATCATACGTGGTAGACGTGTCATCTATTAAGGCATCAAGGCTAGTGAACACTGAGTTGAAAAACATTTCAATAGCTTGTCTATCTTCTCCGTTGTCTTTACGTATCTCATTAATCTTATGTTCTGGTATACGCATAGTACCTCTGTTTATGTCTATTGCTCTACGTATACCACCTTTAATTCTCTTAGATAAGAA